GTAAGGGAGATAAACAATGTCAAGTAAAAGCATTCATCCTAATCTAGTTAAGCGTCCGCAGCGTGCGCGAAGTACAATGGTTACTCGAACAGCTTACTATATTCCTAGGAGCATTGCTGTTAATGCAGCTATCCCTAATGGTAGTAAGGTTACTATCATAGAGTTTGAGCATAAGGGGGGCAAGGATCTGAGCTTAGTTAAGGTGCAAACAGCCGATGGCACACGAACTACGGCACTCTTCTCCGATCTTGCCTTTATCCGATAATGTGGAATGTAAATATTAGAAGGGATGGACATGTTGCTGGAATGCACAAGTGCCCTAATGAAAGAGCATGGTTAACTGAACCTGATGGTTGGGCGGTGTGCAGCTTTATGTTTGAAGATTACTATGATGATGGGTATAATGCGTGCAGCGTTTGCCACAATCACGTACCTAAAGAAACTATGGACTTCTATAAGCTTTGTAAAGCACTTAGCTCCGATAGTTCAATTGGATAGAACAACAAATTTCTAATCTGTAGGTTGCAGGTTCGACCCCTGCTCGGAGTGCCACTATACAGGAGATAAACAGATGCACCTTCATAGATACTCCAGTGCTTTCTTATATCAAGAAAACGACCACAAAGCCCTATGGTACTGGATTAAGGATAGTGGAGATATACTAGAAGTGAAAAACAATCAACTAACTGTAAAAGTTTCTAAAGAAAAAATCCCCGATATGATATGGCTTGCCATTAAGCTAGGTGCATACATAACAATCGCAAAATGATAAAAGAGTGCGAGGGTGCATGGAATTGGTATACAGGACTGACTCAAAATCAGTTGTCCGAAAGGGCGTGCGGGTTCGAGTCCCGTCCCTCGCACCATTATGCTCCGGTAGCTCAACTGGATAGAGCACATGGCTTCTAACCATGAGGTTGTAGGTTCGACCCCTACTCGGAGTACCACATTTGAACTAAATGCTAAAGTTCCCGCGGGGAATACCGATAAGTATGATAGGAGGAAACGATGAAGGTTCGATTCCTGGGGCTGGCTAGAAAGATCGCTTGCACTAGCGACTCTAAGTTTAGGGTGGGTGCTGTACTGACGAAGGGTAATTCGATTATGGGACTAGGCTGCAATGACATGAGTAAGTCTCACCCTTTGATGACGGAGTATAGTAGAGGCACCAGAAAGCCATTGATTAGGGTTCATGCCGAATTGGCCGCTTGTAGAGGATGGAAGCCGGACGAGGTTGACAAACGATTCTCGCTGTATATCTTTCGTGTTCGCAAGGATGGCACACAAGGGCTAGCTAAGCCTTGTGACACTTGCTTCCGAATCATTCAAGAAGCGGGGGTACACCGTATCTACTTTAGCCTAGACGATGCAGGCTTCGGGGAGCTACGGTGGTGATGGTAGGACTGAATACAATGGTAACTAAAGGACAAAGCTTTGAGCTAATCTGGGTAGAAGAAGACGAACGAGGGGGACAATTTGTAGAATGGGCATATCACCAGAGACACTACTACCACCTACATGTAGGACAGCGACCTTCTATGCTGGGGATAGATAATAAGTGTGCTAGATGTACTAAAGAGATCCCTGGACTAATCGCATTAGCATTCAAACTTGGAGGATAACATGGACGACTTTGAAACTCTAGTAAAGCAGGCCCTAGTCGATCAGGTGTTTGCGAACAATTCCAGATACTTTGAGAAGTTTTATAGCCCCGAAGTTAGGAACGCCCGGAACCTTTGGCACGCTGCCGCAGTTGAGGTAGACTATTCTCGCCGACTAGCGGGAGACAATAGCCAGCGTTACTTCCGAGCGATCGAGGCAGAGGCGAGCGCGCATTGGAACTACTGCCAAGCTAAGGACTTGGCAGGCATCCTTGAAAGGGCTCACGGTGGACATGACAATTAAAGTTTGGCAAATCGCTAAACTAATTCTCGAACAAGAAGAACTTGGAGGTACTTTTGAATGACGACTCGAAGTCTTTGTGACTTTATCCATAGCTTTGCAGCAGTAGGGCGAACAGAGGAAGGGTACGGTAATTACTACACCATTTCCGGTCCTACTACGGATGTTCTACTCTATTTTGATGAGACAGAGGCGCGGGCAAAGGTATCATCCGAAACCGTGAATGTTGTTCTTCTTCGAACGAAGACTCCTGATGGACAGGTAGTCATTTTCCATAGCCACAATGCAGTACAGAGCAAGCGACGATCAGATTGTAATGCTCCGCGAGATGCGGCGCAAAAGTTTGCGGACGTATCGTTTGAACTGCCGGGGAAGCTTCTTGATGTTGATGAAGATCTTAGCAATCTTCGCATTACTAACCAAAATGGTAAGAACTTGCTCATTGAGTTGCCTAGTGGGAAGTATCTTATTACTTGTCTACCTAACGATACAGTAAACAAATCAAATCTTCTGACCTTTATCCCGACAGATTCCCCGCAGGGACATACTACTACGATAGCTAAGAACTACTATACTGTAATGGTGCCCGTATCTTCGACAACTACACTGGCAAGTACGGCAGCTATAACTCCGGAATGGATCAAAGAAAATGACGTGTTTGTGGGTGGAGCATGGCTAATTAATCAGGGTGAAGCTGAGATTGGGGAGTTTAACCCTACTCCCGAAGAGATAGAAGATTTTTGTAATAAACCTGTACTTGCGATGGAGGCTCCGTATTATGATGCGCTACTTAGCGCGGCAGCAGACCATAGGGCAAACTTTGACCTAAAGTATGAGTATGGGGTGCCTTATAACGGAGAGGGGCCGTGTGCGGTTACTGAAACAGTAGATCAGGTAGCAACACATAGATCTAAACTATTGGCATGGAAGAGCAGAGCCGATAAGTTTGTTCACAAGTACCTTGCCTTTGATAAGAAGCTCTTTTTTGGAGAGGGCCGTGTTCTTTCGTCCAGTCCGGGATGTGTGGCACAATACTACAACGATGGAGTACACAACTACATTAAGGGGGTTGTATCATATAAGGCACACTATGATCGATCCATTCCTGAAGGGGCAACGGTGCTAACGAATTGGCACCAGGTGTTTTCTATTGTTGGCAACAAAAGCCAGTTACTATAGGGGGATAAATGGGATCATTCAAAGAGTATTACGAAGACGTTGGGAACTATCAGGAGAATATCGAAAGAGAAGAAGAACGTGAGTTAGTGAACTCATTATCTAACATTCGTTTTTCACTACGAGAAGAAATCTTTTCAGTAGATGGAATGCCGGGGCTTATTGTAGACGAGGTAAAGAGGCTTACGTCGGTTGCCTCGGTGACTAACGACTTCAATAGTAATAAGCAAGGCAATAACTCGGATGTAGAACAAAGGGTCACAGAGATTCTTGTAGAGCCTACAAAGGCGAACCTTCACCTTTGTAACTTCAGAATGGAGTGGCTTTTCAAGCTGCTAAGTTGGCTACGGGTAGATACCCATTCGGCTTTTGCTATTGAAATTTTCAAAGCACAAGCAGATAAGATCGAGCAGAAGCTTGTGCTATCGTGTCTTAAGATGGCGGTTCGTTTGGCTATGGAATACCGGGGCCGACTGGCGCACGAAGATGCGGTACAAGTTGCGAACCTTGCGCTAGTTGAGGCAGCTAAGAAGTTTGACCCGGTAATGGGCGTTCGATTCTGTACTTATGCGCATCATAAGATTCACTTCAAGATGAAACAGAAGCTAATGGAAGACCCTTTTGGAATGGTTCACATTCCCCACTCGGCTGAGGTAGAGGATGGGACGGGTAGTTGGTTCTCACTAGAGGAAAACGTAGACGTAGGAAGGCAGCGAAGCCTAGCAGACATGATCCCTGATGATGGGCCGACCCTAGAAGAGAATGTAGACAGGAGTTTGATTAGAGAGTCACTGAAGGAGGCTCTTGGTAGATACTTGACAGAGCAGGAGGGAGAGGTTATCTTTATTAGATACCTATCCTTCGGCAAGATTCTCACCTATCAAGAAGTAAGTGAGTACATGAACTTTGCACTGACGAGGGAGCGCCTTCGACAGATTGAAGACGTGGCTTTGAAAAAGCTAAGTGAACGGTTTGAACTAAAGGAACTCCTAGCATTCTTTGAGGAGGCATAGCCATGCGAAAGACTATAAGAAAGATTAAGATGGTTCATAGCTGCACGACTCACCCCGGACCAGAAGGAACTAAATACACAAGAGAATTAACTAATACTCCAAAAAGAGGGGAAAGATTAATCTTTAGATCCTGCCCAGATTGGGATCAAGAAATTACAAGAGAGCAAACATTCTTTGAAGCAGAGAAAGAAAACGACTGGTGGCCTTCTCAACTAAAAGATTTTGAATGCAAACATTGTAAGTGGAAAATATCCAAAGAAGAAATATCGTCTGAGTATTTACTTAGAAAATTGGAGGTATAATGGACAACACGAGCCTATTGGACAAGCTATTGACACAGGCGACTAAGAGTTGTCGGATTGCGATTCGTAAGGAATATCGAGAAGAGTTAGCAGCCTTTGAAGCTGCCAACAAGAAGTTAGAAGCACGACTACAAAATCAAGAGAGTTATATCGAAAAGCTGGAAGATCACAATTCCAGTTTCATAGAATCGGCAGATGAAGTACGAGGAATGCTAGAAGAAATAAGTTGTCTAGGAAGAACAGCCGACCAACAACTGAAAGAACTCCGACAGCTTACGGCTAAGAAGAAGGCCACAGCAAAGAAGAAGGGGGTAAAATGAATATCAGTGAAGGGCTATTCGCATTCCTATTGTTCCTAGCAGTCATCCCTGCATATGTGTTTGCTATCTATGGCTTGTACATTTCTCGAATGACGAGCAGCATGGTAGGCAAGCTACTGGAGCAGGACATGAATGCGATGGGAGCAGTAGGTGGACACATGGGTTCTCCAGCTTATCCCGCCACTTCCATGAGCCTACAGGACTTTGCTAAGATGGTAAACAGCAAAGCTAAGAAGGGTGACGAAGAAGGAGACGCACCTAAGCCGGTAGGAGGGCACTATCTATGACCCTAATAAAGTTTCTTGTAATAATTTCTCTTGTTTATGAATCACTTGGGCTAAATTCCGTAGCAAATGCGGGTACTTGGATGTGTTTTACCCCCGAATGTAACATCGGAAATGTTACAACTAAAGAACAGCCTAGGGATAATGACAAGTGGAATCGGACCAGTCGCCCGCACAAGATTACGACTATTCGTCGCGGAAGTGCAGGCACTACGATTATTGATGAAGACTACACAAGTGGGACAACTACAATCAGAGAGTCAGATGGGGAACGAACTCGCACCACGATCATCGATACAGACGAGGAGTAACACAATGCCCTATGTCAAGAAAGACAGACGATGGGAATATGTTGATGGGTTAAACGAGTTGCTTGTCGTATTAGAAGGGTACTCGTTTCCCCCTGGAGATCTAAACTACATTATCACGAAACTACTCCATGCAGCATGGGACTGTAACCCTAGGTATGATACAGGGAATGAACTCGTTGGGGTACTAGAGTGTGCCAAGCAAGAATTCTATCGTCGTAAGCTAGCACCCTATGAGGATAAGAAGATTCAAGAGAATGGAGACTTAGAATGAAGACAGACTTCGAAACCCTAGTGTGTAAGTTAGGTGTGTGCCCTGGAGAGCATTGTCCTTTTTGTTCCTCTTGTCTAAAGGGAGATCCGATCCCAGAGGAGTCTCGTGCAAAAGGATACTACGGGAATAAGACTCACTTCAGTAGAAAGATTAGTATCTTCGACAGAGAGCTGGAGAGCATGATTAGGTTTCAGTGTCCTGATTGCAATACAAGCTGGAGAGCATGATGCCGGGAGTCTTTCTAAATCCGGTTTATGGTAAAGGTGGCTTCCCTAAAAGTATGCAAGAATATATCAAGTCGCCTAACAACAAGCTAGAAATGATTGAAGAGGGGGAAGGTTACTTCGTTTACTATAAGCCATACAGCAGGATAGTGGAGAAACTCACAAAGCGAGCGGGCAATGTGTATGTTTGTATTAACCGCCCCGGCGCGCACGTCCACGGAAGAGAGTATTGGATTGAATACAGCGACAAGGAATGGCCGAAGATGAAGACTATCCCGCCGCACATTAAAGAGAAAGCTCTGGCGTTTCGAACTTTCTACACATTGAAGGAAAAGATTACCCCCAGATAACTTGACAAGGCCAGCGAAAATTGTGATAATTGTCTAGGAGGTATCCATGAGCCACATTGATCTTAAACTTGGAAACAATCTATACGCAAAAATCTCGGAAGAAGACGCAGACGTTATGACCCTAGGTAGCTGGACTGCCCACGGCAGTAAGAGCGGCAACTATGCTTGTATGCGCACCACCATTGGAGGAATGCGGCAGCGAGTCTGGTTGCATACTTTGATTATGGAAGAACTGATCGGCCGATCCTTAAAGAAGGATGAACTCGTTGACCATATCAATCAGGACAAGCTAGACTGCCGGCGAAGTAACCTGCGCATGGCTAACCGAACGCAGAACAATGCGAACAAGGGCAAGCGTAAGGGAACTAGCTCCAAGTATAAGGGGGTATCTTGGTCTAAGAAGCATGAGAAGTGGAGATGCTACATTGTCATTGACCGAAAGCTCAAGCACCTAGGACTGTTTGATGACGAGAAGGAAGCAGGACTCATGTATAACAAGGCGGCAGCCGAAGTATTCAAAGAATTCGCAACATTGAATAAAATCAAATGAAGTGTGACCTAGTATGTGAAGGTGGGGGCACTAAGATTAGTGGTCTAGTAGGGGGCATTAAAGCCCTTGAAGATCAAGGGTTTGAATTTGTCAATATGGCAGGAGCATCGGCTGGGGCAATTGCCATGAGCCTGAAAGCAGCAGGGTACAACTCTACAGAACTAGAAAACTTAATCCTTAACTTAGACTTTAAGGAATTCCAAGACGGGAGTAAATTCCTAACTATCTACAATTGGTTTGTCAATCAAGGCATCTATAAGGGAGATGCCTTCTATCAATTCATGAAAGACAGGCTTAAAGAAAAAAACGTCTCCACCTTTGGGGACTTAATTTGTTATAAGGAAAATGGGTATGCTGAAACGAATTATAAATGGAGATGGAAGCTAAAGGTTATTGCAACTGATGTATCTAGGAACGAGATGGTAGTCCTACCGGATGATGCAGAAGCGTATGGGCAGAATCCAGATGAAGTTGAAGTGGCCCAAGCTATTCGTATGAGTATGAGTATTCCTTATTTCTTCCGGCCAGTAAGAAAGTGGGATGCGTGGTTTATTGATGGTGGAGCAACTTCTAATTTTCCTATCTGGTTGTTCGATGCTAATACAGTAGAAGAAATAACTCACCCTACCTTCGGGCTCTTGCTAGATGGTGGGGAGTTTGAAAGACATAATGAGATTACGGGGTGGTGGACATACCTAAAAGCTATTCTGAATACAATGCTAGAAGCACATGACAGAAAGTTTATCCATCCAGAAGACTTTGACAATAGAATTATTAAGATCCCTACTGGAGATGTAGGGTCAACTGATTTTAATTTGCCGAGAGCAAAGAAAGAATGGCTGGTGCATTCAGGATATATTGCAGGAAAAGAATTTCTAAGTGATTGGACATGGGAGGATTATCTCGAATGGACAAAGAAAAAGATGGAGGAGAGGAGAGGCTCTCCGTCTATGAGTTTCAATCGCTAAGCCCTGAGAATGGATTCTTTTTTGTTAGCGAGCTATCGCGAAGGAGACTAAAAAATACTCTTAGACCCGAGCAAATCTTTAAGATTCACGAAGCAAAGTTCTTGATCTGGGAAAGATTTGGAATGGTAAATGTTTTTCTTGGACAAGCATTCGCATACGAAGACATTGCTTTGATTGCACATTCCGTTGCTCCTGGCAAAGATGATTACTCTTTCGACATTCCTAGTTTTCTTTACATGACGTTTGAAAGTGGGAAAGAAACAATGTTTGCCAACAGATGGGGGAAAGATTATGGACATACTGATCCCGAAGGGTTATACGGTAGTGATTTGCAAGAACGAAAGACATAGGAGTGTAGTGGGGGGAGAAGTAACCATAACGGCGCTACGAAACCCTGAGACTAAGAAGATTGTCATGGTCATCGAAGACCATGTAGAAGATACTAAGAAAATAGCTGGCCCTCTGAGCATCCGAGAGCTGGATGTGATGAAGGACATTATCAACGATATTCTATGGAAGGGGCAGGTAAAGTGAGCAAGCCTACATTCGTAATGAAATACAAAGGTTGGAACATTCTCCAAAATGATATACGCTATAATGTTGTACGGAGAAGTAGTGAAGGACAAATTTGTGGCGTAAAGTATGGGTTTCTTAGTATACCTGCTGCTAAGAGATGGATTGGTAGAAACGTCGCTCTGGCTAGTGGTAAAGGAAAACGACAGCCGAAGCCGAAAACTCCGACAACAAAGGGCATTCGAATTAAACATACTTGCACTAAACCTGACAGCAAGACTTTTGCGAGGTTTCGTTTTAGTAAGGTTCGAGACTCGATCACTTACATTAACCGAACCTATGACAACTACGCAAAGAATGCGATTAATGACATTATCCTAGATTGTTCAGACAAAGCTGAAGACTGGTTTGATGGACTACCGGAGACATATACATGTAAGTCATGCAAATTCTCTGTTACAAAAGCTGAGATCATGAATACATACTTATTCAAAAAGATGGGGGGATAAATGAGCAAAATAATTATTAGTCTAATACTTATAGTAGGGGCCTCATGCACAACTCCATCACAACAAATTGTTCCTAGAGCAACTTGTACGTCACAACCTTTTTTGCGTCGTGGAGAAGTACATGGGTGTACAGGATGGACTAAATCTATAGATGGAACAGAAGAATGGGGTAGAGGAGAAATCAAATGAAGATAGCATTCCCTTGTAGAGTTTGTGGATTAGGAAAGTTTGAGGCAGACTGGATTGACTCTGGCACGGTTATCATTTGTGATGTGTGCCAGACAGAAACAGTCATCGACCTATGGGCACCTGATGAAAGAGACGTGTTCTTTAGGAAGGCTGCGAGAGGGGGTTTTGTAGAGAACGGAAGAGAAATCCTACACACTTGCCCGGAGTGCAATAATAGTTTCCATGCCTAAAGCTGGCCTCGTAAAGTTCAGGAAGCCTCTCATTGAGATCAATGAAGAGATCCGCAGATTCGAGAAGAAGAGACATTGGAGAGCATTAAAGCTACCTAGGTTTATTCTAGATGACCTGTTCAATGTTTACACTGAGTACAAAGGAGCTTGTGCTTTTTGTGGCATCCTAACTACGGCAAAGTTTAACTACAGGTATACCGGAGCACACTTCAGGTTCGAAATGCCTTTGACAAAAGGCGGAGCCATAAACACTGACAACCTCGTACTGGTGTGTGCTACTCACCATAAGGAATACGGGCCGCACAAGCGAGCGAGGGAAAGAATCCCCGATGTAGACTCTTTCGCTGACTTAACGGAGGCTTTGATTCGGGCGGTGAAGAACGAGGATGGGTGGGAAAAGCTCAGACGAATCAAGCATGAAATGAATACAATTCTTGAGGAGATTGCTATCCACAGCCGCTACATGGTTTTCAATGAAGATAGACCAACTAAGATTCGCACGCCAAAGAGAGATAATTCAGTAGCGGACGCAATCGAGAAGCTCGCTGCGGGTGAGGACACCAAACAGGACATTGTTGACGGACTTAAAACGATTCATGTAACTCAAAAGTACGAGGTACAAAAATGAAACCCATATTCCTTGATATAGTTATAGGCGATTGGATTATTAGTCCCCCATTTGTAGTCTTAGAAGAAGGGAATAGAATTTTTCATAACTGCTCACCAATGATGACAGGGTATAAAGGAAATAGGGCTTACCTTCCTGGAGGGGACAGGGCATATCGTTCTGACGGTAAGTGTTGTGCATGTAAGACTGAAGTGCCGGCACTGGTTCAACTAGCTGCGAAGCTTACATGAGGTACAGAAATGATGGTGGACGATGACGAATTCAACCGACTAATAGGTGAATCCATAAGGGGATCAAGGATAGGAACTTTGAAGATCGACGAAGAATGGAGCACCTATAATGGAAACGTCTATCATAGATGCCAAGCGAATACACCGTATGGCGAGAAAAGGAAATATACATATGGAGTTAGAAACAATAAGTGCTGCAATCGTGGTTGTAATAAAGAGGTTCCTGCAATGATTCAACTAGCTGCGGAGATTTTGTGAAAATAGCCTTTGATAATATCTCTGCTGCCTTCGCTCCTGACAATGCACAGGATGCTAAGGCTTTAGAGAAGCTTAAGAAAGAGTTCGACATCTTCCTAGAGACAGCTATTCATATGCCCCAGTATAAGTTATTCAAGCGAACGGGAGGAAAGGCAGGATGGAATGGCAGGGTAACTATGATGCAGCACGGCAAGATCCCAACGGGACTGGTTCCTTACGCATGTGAAAGGCTGAAGTTACTTAACTGTCAAACTGAACTGATTGATAAGCGAAACCTTAAGTTCCTAAGCCTGGGTAAGATGCCAGACATGCTAAGAGATTATCAGAAGGAAGCCGTCAAAGCTGCCTTCGGAAACATGCTAGGTACAGTCTGGTGGCCGAGAGGCGTCATCGAAATCGCCACAGGCGGAGGAAAGACTCTAACCGCTGGTGCGATGATTACTATGGCAGATGTTCCCACAGCCTTCGTTGTACACCGTGAGCATCTATTAGATCAAACAATTGCAGAATTCAAGAAGCTAGGCATTGATGCGGGAAGAGTAAGTGCAGGAGTATGTGAGCCTAAGAGGGTTACTGTTGCATCGGTTCAGACTCTTCACTCCGCTAAAAAAGCACAAGACTGGGACCGTCTAGGATGGGTCAATGATGTGGAGCAGCTATTCTACGATGAAGCACATACTTTAGCCAGCAAGATTGACTCTGTAAATACTTTCGCTGGTGTGTGTAATCTATTCAGTAGTGCATATATGCGATGGGCACTTACTGGCACAGCGTTCCGTAAGGATAAGTTTTCAAACTGGATTTTGGAGGGAGTGGCCGGGCCGGTCATATATGCCATACGAAGCGAGAAATTAATTGAGGAAGGGCACCTATCTCCCCCCAACATTAAGATGATCGAGGTGAGAGCAGATTGGCAAACACCCAATAGGTGGCCGACATGCTACGAGCACGGTATCATGCTAAACAAAGAAAGAAATATGCACATTGTCAACGAGGCAGCAACATTACCTACTCCCTGCATTATCATGGTAGACCAAATAGGGCATGGAGATCTTATCCAAGGATTAATGCTGAAACATTTGATGCGTGAGGTACCTTTCGTTAGAGGGGACACTTCCAAAGAGGAAAGGCTCCAATGGATTCAAGCATGTAAGGATGGCAAGGTTCCTTTCATGATCACTTCAACAATCTTTGACGAAGGGCTGGACATTCCCAACCTAAGAAGCATTATCCTAGCTGGAGGAAAGAAGAGCGAGATCAGATCTATCCAAAGGTTAGGGAGAGGATTACGACGTGCAGTTGGTAAGGTCGCAGTTGAGGTAGTAGACTTTTATGATTTAAACCCCAAGATATTAGAGAAGCACTCCAAACTACGCCTAGCTACATGGACAGACGAAGGCTTCAACGTAAACATTATAAAAGTAGGGGTATAATGGAATCAAAGTTTGACGAAATTGTATTCCTCTACTCTCTACTATTGAGAGAGGAGGATTGCAAGAAGTTTTGTGCATCGTACCATGAAGACTGGTTCGATCGCGCCGAGTGTGGTTATGTCTTTCAGGAAATGAGGCACTTCCTCAAGAAGCACTTACTCCCTCCCAGCGTCAAGATATTGAGGGTGATCTTTAAACAAAAGGACGCAATGATCTATGAGGCCAGAGTCAAGGAAGTCTTAGACGAGATCGAGAATTATGATAAAAACGTAGACAAGGCCGAGATCGCCTGGACTTTGGACAAGGCACAGGACGTGGCAACGGTAAGGGCTTTTAAACAAATGACAGAGGATGTTGGCGTACAACGGGCGATCGAAGAGGCAGACGGGGCAGAGATCCTGAAGCAGATTAACACGCTACAGAGGCGCTTCGAGAGCACCACAGACCGCAAAACGATGAACCTCCGAGAAGCAGTAGAGTCTCTTGTGAAGTCTGATGGGTTTACTCCTATGCTTCAGAGAGTGCCTACAGGAATTGATATTATTGATATCTGGTGTGGTGGAGGGTTAAGGCCGAAACAACTAGGGATTATCGTCGGAGTCACAGGCCACGGTAAGAGTGCAACATTGATAAACATTGCAGATAGAATGAGTCGCAATGAGGATAGAAAGGTTTGGCTAGTAACAAATGAGTTAAGCTTGTACGAAACGACAGAGCGAATGCTGTCTAGGTTAAGTGGAGTTGGCCTGACTGATATTATTGATGCCCCGGCTATGGGCCTGGGCAAATTGAGTCGCCAGTGGAAGATGAATCGGCTCGATAACAAGTTCTTCATCACTGAATACGTCCGACCGCCCATTTCAGCAGCCGACATCGAAGATGAAATGATTAGGAATCGAAATCTTTATGGCTTCATGCCCGAAGTGATTGTGCTCGACTTCATGGAACGCATGAAGCCTGACATGAGCAGGGGAAGACCAAAGATTGATAATGAGTGGTCGAACATGCAATTCATTGCCCAAGACCTAGTAAGTTTGGCGAAGCGTCACAACATTATCATCTGGACTGCGGTACAGACTAATCGTGGAGGAGCGTCAGCAGAAGAGCTTGACCTAACCCACGTTCAATCTTCTATTCGACATATTCAGGAAGCTACAGCATGTATCGCCTTGAAGCAAAGGAAGATCGTAGATGGGGATAAGACAGGTAAAGTAGGAATCCAGTTTTTCAATCTCAAGCAACGACAGAGCAAGCTTAGCTTCGACTCTGTAATCCTTGAGGCAGATTTGAGCAGAATGAACATAACAAATGATGTTGCACAAGTTCTTGCAACAGATCAGGTGGACAATTCAGGATCGGCAACGCCCTCGGGCACGCCTACAGTCCAGCATGCGGCTACCACATCTTCAGGCATGACAGCGCAGCAGCGTAAAAACAGTAAGGGGAAGTACCAAGGGAGAAAGTAATGTCTGAGTTATGGAAGATTGATGTTGGCTACTTCTGTGCTGGCTTACTAAGCGAGGATGGAATTGTCATTAAGGCTGCCCCTATTCTAAAGTGGACTTTGGGCAAGAATATCGAAGATGTTCAAAAATGGGTTAAGTCCAAGCGGGGACTCATGATTTTGGTTCCACTTGTAAAAGTTCAAGGAAATGGCGATAATAAGGCATCGCGAAGCAAGGCGGCAGACCAGTCTGACCGACCCCAAAATAGCGACAAATAAGAAAGATAAACTAACACAACAAACCACACACTACTAACACAGAAACACAGAAAACAAAAAAATCGATAAAGAAAGAAAACGAAAATTCGAGTTTACGAGAAGAGTCTGGAGGGGTCTATGTACTATGTACATTATACTACTGAGCAAGTTTTCTAACAGTGAGTAGAGCCGACTCCTTGGTAGCCCTCCAGACTCTTCACCCTAATCAAAAGGAGAACAATATGGGCTTTTTCATTGGATTTGTAATTGGGTCAATACTTGTTCTATTAGGAATGTTGGTGGGTCTTCATATGGGGAGGGATTAACATGGCAGCTAGTATCGTATCAGATCAATCATGCGTTCGGTTTAGAAAGACACAGAATCTCGCAGGAACTCCGTCTGTAGTAATTGACCTTTATGGAGATGCTGTAGCAGTCATTACTTCAAAGACTGAAGCAGCACGTCTGGTAGAAGCCCTCACACGGGCAGCCTATACCATCCATAAGCTTTGGTCAAAGGATCTAGAGTAATGGACTCTAAAACACTCGAACAGCTTGCGGAGATTCAGGATAAGCTTGTTGGGCTAATCGAAAAGCAACTCAAAACTATCAAGGACGAAAAACTTATTGATCTAGAGGCACAGCGAGTAGACTACCTCGTTGAACAGGGGAGGGATGATGAAGTCTAAGAAGAAGAAGAAGGTTGAGCCGGTTGTAGTTGAATACCCCAAGGTATATGTCAAGTGTGACCTTGCCTGGATAGAGGGCGGGGGAGATACTAGCCCTGGCGAAAAATGGTCTGATCGTGAGACAGAGTATCGTCATTACGAAGTAGAGGATTACTTTCTTCTGTCTGATGGCGGGTTTGGATTCGATTCAGTAGAGGTTCCGGACTGGAAAGAAGGCACGGATACAATCTATGCCGTTATGGTTCACTACTCTACAGGGGATACCTTTGGCCGTTGCGAAGGGTGTATTGCTATTCCCATTGCTTTTGTTGACTTAAATGAAGCTAACGCGGTAGCTAAGAAGATCGATCAAGAAAGCAAGAATAGCGACGACAGATTTTCAGATCCTACATATGGGTTTTATAAGTCTTGGACAGGATACTTTGAACATACAGATGGGGTCGAAGTAAAGAAGTTGACGTTAGAAGGAACAGGACTTTATAGGAGTAAGAAGTAATGGAAGATGCAATCCCGAGTATCGGGCTAATTGGTCTAGGCTTCGTTGGTGGAGCTATGTACAAAGGGTTCGCTGGTCACACAGACATCTATTGTTATGATAAGGACCGTAACGTCGGCAGCTATGATGAAGTGGCTAATGCGGATATTATCTTTGTAGCAGTCCCTACTCCTATGCACCCGGACGGGTCTTGTGATACCCGTATTATTGAATCTGTTCTAGAGAATTTAGAATTTGAGTTCAAGAATCGAACTGTTCGCAAGCCAGTCGTCATTCGTAGTACGGTTCCTCCTTACTTTTGTGCCCGCATGGCGGAGCTTTATGGTGGATGGATGGAGATCATCTTCATGCCCGAGTTCCTTACAGAACGCACAGCAACATTAGACTTCATCCAGTCTTCTCGATTCATTATTGGGACAGATCCAGAATGCTTTGTAAATGATAGGTTCGATAGTCAGATGAATCCTGATGTAATGATGGTAGCTGAGTTGTTTCGTTCTAGGTTCCCCAAGACTCGTATTCCCATTATGACGTGGCAAGAGGCAGGACTCGTGAAGTATGCTACAAATACTTTCTTTACAGTTAAACTTTCATTCTTCAACGAGTTGTTCGGCGTATGTGGAGCGACTGGGGCTAATCCTGACAATGTAATTGGAGAGGTGCTCGAAGATGGTAGGATTGGCCGTAGTCACTTTGCAGTCCCCGGGCATGATGGGGACTTTGGGTGGGGAGGGCATTGCTTCCCTAAAGATAACCGGGCCTATTCTACTTTTGTAAAAGCTCTAGGGCTCAAGTCTATCATGGCGGAAGCTGCCTGGGACGTGAATGAAGTTGTTAGATCAAATCGAGATTGGGAAACACAGATTGGGCGAGCAGTTTCAGAGGATTAATGAACAATTCGAACGTACTCGCTTGGCTTCGGAAACAAGGAATGGTTACCTTGGTTATTGGTTCCGAAGTACATATGAAATGCCCTAAGTGCGACCACGTTCAATTCTACTTCAACATGAGTAAGGGGGTGGGATTCTGCCACCGGGCTAGTTGCCATTGGAAGCCTTCTCTCAAAGCTTTAGCAGAGCATTGGGGGTCCGAACCTTCTGATGTAGGATGGACGCCCGTCCCGCAGGTTGTTGTGGAGCACAAGCCTCTCGTGGCCCTTCCTAAGAATGTCCATCCAGTGATTGAGTTAAACCAAACAAACTATACTACTAGAATTTTTGATGCTTACACTTGGCTCACTAAGAGAAAGCTTACTCCAGAACAGATCTATCACTGGGGCATCCTGGCGAACTACAAGAGGATCTATGTCCCGATCTATTCTAAGGGCAATCTTGTACAGTACATTGCCAGACTATATGACGTTAACGACCACGGGATGAAATACAAGTATGCTAAAGGGGTGCCAGTAACGAACTTCCTATTCGGGTGGGACGAGCAAGACTGGACATGGATGACCTTAGTAGAGAACACGTTTGTATCTATGTGGCTACGGAACGAAGTAAACTGTACGACCAACTTTGGTTCCCACCTATCAGATGCACAGGTAGGGCTGATTGCTCGATCAAAAGTGAAAGAAGTCATTTTCCTTTGGGATGGCGATGCTGTCTACAAGGCTGAAGTAGGAATTCAAAAACTTCGTAGGCACGGAATCAATGCCAAGTTTATAGACATCATAGGACAACCTGATGATTATCCGGTTGAGTTTATCAGGGAAATAGTCGCAATAGCAAGACTAGGATCTTCTCGCAACCTAAATGTGAGGGACGTATGCCGACAACTGAAAGGCTTATCCTCGACGGGTTAGGTCATCTATTTTACTTGCTTATTTTCCTCGGAATGGTGATGATTAGCAAGAAACGCGAAGTAGGCTGGTTGCTACGTCTCGCAGGTGAAACTGGATGGGCCGTGGTGGGACTCTATATGGGGATGACTTCTATCTGGGTTTGGGCAATACCCTTCATCTATATCGACACAAAAGGATACCTACTTTGGCGAAGACTAAAGACAAAGTTGTAGAACCTTACTCCTCCTGCAAGGGAGTGGGCTGTAAACCGAAATGCGCTCTTGGGTGCTTAATCGAGAATAAGCAAGTCGAACTCAAAGGAATTCCCTTTGACATCTTCTACAACTACCAGACTACCAAACGTGGGTGGGCTCCTGCGAACAGAGGAAGTGCTGTTGGTAGAACCTATGATGTAGTTATTCTATTGGAAGGTATCACAGATGAAGAAGACATGCGGAACCTTCCCATTGCAGGTTCCCTGGCAAATCGCCTAACAAACTGTATTATACAGGCAGGATTCGCATCTTCCCAAGTGTACATAACCAATATGGTTAAGTGTGCCCCTCCTAAGGGCCGCAAAGCCTCCTTAACGGAGAGTAAGGCTTGCTTAGCTCACTTTAGGCATGAGCTAGAAAAGGCACAACCCAAAGTGGTCATGCTTGTCGGCTCTACTACGATGCGAGCTTTCAACTTGCACAATGAGGGGGGTATCTTCAAGAATCGTGGCAAGGTGTTCAATGTGAAGCTCCCTGATTGGGAAGACGGCCCGACATTCAAAGTGATTCCTACGTTCCATCCTAGCATGTTCTTCTATAAGAACGACCCCGTAGCAGAACAAAGGATGTTTGATGACTATATCCTGGCCGCAGACATGGTTCGTGGAGATGCTGTGAAGGTTGCAAAGCCTAAGAACAAGTTCCGTCTTATCAAGACTACGAAGCAGTTTAACGAGATGATCGCGGAAATGAAAGAGGCACCGTTAGTTGCCTTTGATACAGAGTCACGGTCCCTTCCTGCTCACCGAGAGCCTATGCTTATGATGAGCTTTTGTTGGGGATATGATCGGCCTGGAGAGCAAACCGCTGTCCTTCCCATCTACCACCATTCTCCTACTCCTAATGCCCTAGGATGGCATGTGGAGCCTTTCTGGGGAACTAGCAAACATCGGGCTCCTTTGGATTACCTCTTCAGTGAGCTAAAGACGCACATCTTTGAAAATGAGAAGATAGTCAAGGCTGCTCACAATCTGAAGTATGACTGGCATGTCATCCGCAAGTGGGTAGGGTCGGATCTTAAAGGCACATTATACGACACTATGCTTCTTCATCACTTAATTAGGGAGCAAAAACCTCATGATCTCAAGTACTTAGCGGACCTTGAGTTTGCCATTGGTTCATATAACTCGAAAGTAGAAGATATAGGTCATGCTAAGGGGTACGACTGCATACCCCACCATATCTTCTGTCCGTATGCAGCTATCGATGCAGAGAACGTGTTTAGGCTAGCCTGCGTCTACAACTTCAAGATCCTTGAAAGGGTAATGGATAAGAACCCTCAACTTTACTCCCTCTATATTGATAGGGTTCAACCGGCCCTTGAAGCTCTTGTAGATGTTGAAGATGATGGTATCCAGATGGATAAAGACTTGACGATTCAATACAAGGCTGACTATGAAAAAGAACAGGCCCGACTCCTATCTTCTCTTAAGGCCAAAACATGCAACCCCGAATTCAACCCCCTAAGCACAGTAGATGTACGGAATGCTGCCATTAAAGACGGTCATTCGGACGCCATATCAGACCTTAGTAAGTCGTCTGGATGGTCTACAGGCAAGGAAGTGCTGCTTGATCTTTCTCAAAAGTGGCCGATAGCTGCGAACATCTTACAATACCGCACCAACAGGAAGATGATTTCAACCTATCTCGAAAGCGCCCTAACAGAGTTAGATCCTGACGGTCGAATTCGTAAAAGTTTCATGCTTCACGGAACTGAGTCTGGGCGTCTCTCTTGCTCGTTCTTGCACCAAGTCCCCAAGGCTACTAAGAGTGGCATTCACAACCTTAGAGATTTGTTTGTGGCTGGAAAAGACTGCCTCTTTGGATACATGGACTATAAACAAATTGAACTAAAGGTCTATGCGGTTCTCATTTATCTACTGACCGGAGATCATCGGCTCGTAGACATCTTCTTCGATCCCAAGTCTGATGCTCATAGAACTATGGCTGCAATCTTGCTTGAGATCCCCGAGGACTTGGTTAGCCCTCTAAATAGAGATGTAGGGAAAACATTCAACTTCGGTGCTATCTTCGGGTCATCTGGGTATGACCTAGTTGGTAAAGAGTATGAAGGACTGAAGGGGCAGAAGTATTCCATGACCTGGGATACCGTCAACATGGGGATCAATCGTTTCCACAACATGTATCCTTCAGTTAGAGAGTATATGGCTTTGATCCCAGACCTGACTAGGAAGCAAGACAACACCTTCATTAGTGTGATGGGACGAGAAAGACATATGGGGGATGCTCTGAACAGTAGAGATCCTAAGAAGCGAGGCAAGGCAGAACGGGAGCTAGTCAACTTCACCGTCCAGTCGCCTGCTGCGCAAATTACGATTGATACAATGAGCATTATACATCGACAGATAAAGAAGTTTCGGGAACAGGGCCAACTCAAGAAATCCCATGTGCGCATTGTCAATACAGTGCATGACTCGTTGATGACAGAGTTTCACGCGAAGCTTCAAGCTTGGACTCTGTCCCTTATGAAGACAACGGCAGAGCGACCCATACCCGAACTTGGAGGCAGGATCTTTACCGTTGATCTGGGTATTGGGAAAACATGGGCCGAAGCCGAATCAAAAACTAACAAAGTAACGGAGGTATGATGACTAATTTCGAAAAGGTGAAAGAGTTTCATGATAAGTACAATGTTGGTAAGGTGTGGCAGTATCCAACTTTTCTTCCCGAGGGTCAAGCCCTGAATAGGGTACGCTTAATGAATGAAGAGCTGGCTGAAACGGTGAAGGCAATGGCAACTAAGAACATGGTCAACTTAGCCAAAGAACTAGCTGACCTTTTGTATGTGGTGTACGGAACTGCGGATGCATACGGCATTCCGATTGACGACGTGTTTAATGCGGTTCACATTTCAAACATGACAAAATCTAACGAAAAAGATGAAAGTGGAAAGGTCCAAAAAGGCGATAATTATACTGAGCCCAATATAGAGGAGGTGCTAAATGTTTATCGAAATCAACGGTAAAGAAATTGAACTAAAGATCCAAGAGGATGTAGCAATTCCGGACGACGCTGTATCTCTTCAAAGAGAGGCTTGTAGAACCCCTGGCCTACTCGCCACCTACGGAGAGATGCTTGCCGAGCTAAAGGCGAATAATGAAAGAGCTAAGTTTGCTATGGAAGAAATTTCTTCCTATGTGGCGGATGGTATCCGAAGCACGTCTACAGAGAAACTGACAGTTGACAGGCTGAAGGAACTGGTTACTCTTGATAACCGCGTCAAGGATGCAAAGCTACTTTTTATTGCATCCTTGCGAAACATGCACGCAGTAGACAATACGCTTCGTGCCCTTCACAAGAAGGTGGACATCATTACGACACTATTGTATCAGCACCGACAGGAAATGAAGAGTTATGGAAATACGATCTAACGAAAGGAGATCAAATGACAACTAAACCTAAGACACTTGAACAACTTGACGAGGAAGTTGCCACTCTAGAGAACAATATAGACCGAGAGATTGACACCCTTCATCGGATCATTGACGAAGCTAATGATCTAGTATCCGATGTTTTTAATATGGAAGACGAGCTTTTCAACATTCGGGACGAGTTGGAAGAACTACAAGCTATAAAGGCTAAAGTAACCCAACGACTTGCTAAAAAGCCCTCAAAAGGTGATAATATGAAAGCCCCCAAGAAAAAGGTGGCTCCGAAAAAGAAGAAGGCAATTCCGAAGAAGAAGACACCCAAGAAAAGGAGCAAGAAATAATGGCATTCGAACATGGTAAGGTAAATCGAGACAGAGTAGCAGCAGAGAATCCGACTGAAGGTTCGGTAGAGTTCCGGCCTAAGGTGGGTACGTCACAGGTTCGTATCCTACCCCCGCACCCTACTTCCAATGTGTGGTTCCACAAGAGCAACGAGCATTGGGTAGACGGACATGGGTATGTCCCTTGTGGCCGTGGGTTTGGGCGTCCGTGCCCTATCTGTGAAGAAGGGGAGGCTCTCTATAGTAGCCAGATCGAAGAGAATGTTAAGATGGCAATCAGCCTACGTCCTCGTGAACAGTATTACTACAACGTCATTGTATTCACTAGCGCAGACGGCAAGGTATCTCCCAAGGATGGGGTGCGCATCATGCGCACTGGAGTTAAGATCTTCAAGAACCTACGAAACTTGGACAATGACGAGGCAGGGGGTTGGGGCGACATGACCAACCCGGATACGGGATTTAACGTATCCATCGCCCGTGCTGGTAATGCCCGCGAGAATACGGAGTATTCAGTTACTCCTGTTCCGAATCGCCAGAATAAGAGCCTTGAAGTTCAACTTGCTGCACACGGAGTAGACCTGAATACGCTGGAGCTACTAAATCTTTCAGACTACGCTCAAATGCTGGCTCTAGAGTATGATGACCTGAAGACTAGGTTTGAGAATAAGCAGGTTGCCCCTGGATTCCCCGGTGGTCCCCGCCTCTCTCACCCGCATGTAGTAGGCACGTTGCCGGACATGCCGAAAGGGCTTTTTGACCATCTAAAGAATGCCGGAGAGGTTGTACCTCCGCCGTTTATCGAGGAGTAAATAATGAAATATACAATCATTATATTGTTTGCATTGCTAACTAATGGGGCACACGCGGCGTGCCCTCCGCAGCCAGCCGAAATCGTAGCCACCAACAACGAAATTTCCGTCTGCTCGGAAGAGCCTCTTACGGGAATAGACCTCAAAGTGGGGACGACGGCACTTCCCCGGATCGCACTTGCTGTACCCTCTGGTACACCCGTGCGCGTAATCGGACTCAACTCGTGTTCGGGAATGCTATCAGTTGCGGGAGTTAACGAAGCCGGAGTGGGACAGTGGGGTCTGCCGGTGAAGACGACCTTTCTTCCCTGCACAAATACCCGGGTCGGCGGACCCTTGCCCTAGTCCATCGAGTTTTTTAAGTGGATTAGTTTCATTAACAACATTATTCGAATTAAAAAGGAGAACTAACAATGGCACGAAGAACGCTTGCACTTACCGATCAGGACAAGGCTGAAATGTTGAGACTATATGTCTCGGATAGGAAGGGTATCGTAGAAATTGGTAAGAAGTATGATATTAGCCCTTCTACAGTATCACGTTTCCTCAAGGTGCAGGGAGGAACTTTGCGTCCCCGAGGTACACGAAGTATCTCTAAAACGGAAGTTCTAGTTAATCCTCTAGAGTCACACGAGCCTGAAGCACATCGGACGGAGTGCTTCCCGAAGGTTAGTGAGGAAGAAGTTGTGACTTTTAATACAGAGGAAGACTCGACTCCCTATAATTACCCGCGTCTCTAGAAGTTACGCTCAAGTGTTCTCCCGTGCTTGAGGGCAGAGACAGTTAACGGGAGCCTTTACCTTAGGAGTATCATGGGATTTTTCAATGAATTAGGTACGAAGATCAAAGACGACGGCATGCTGACCTTTATCGACTCCTCTCAGACATTCGCAGGCTCCACAATCCCTTACGGAGTAAGAACAGGGGTGCCTATGCTAGATCTAGCCTTGGGCCGTCCTGGCTGGGCCGCAGGCAGAGTAGTAGAGCTATATGGGTTTGAGGGTTGTGGCAAGACTACGTTGGGGCTACATGCTATCGCCCAAGTACAGCGCATGGGAGGCATGGGCATATTCATTGACTCCGAGCTAACCTTCGATCCTTACAGAGCCAACCAAATTGGTGTCTCACAAAAATACGGTGAAGACTTTGCACGCATTGAAGCGCGCAGCGTGGAGGCAGGGTTTAGAGCAATCCAAGGAATTACGAATGCAATCAAGGAGTCAGGTGAAACTCGGCCTATGGTTGTCCTTTACGATTCAGTTACGGGGTCTAACCTAGAGTACAACATTACCCGACTTGCTGATAAGAAGAGCGGCTACGCATTTGGGGCAGCCGAACGCATTGGGCAGGAGGCTAAGTCAATTCGAACTGGCATGCGCACCATAGCCGCAGACATTTCGGCTACCAAGATTGTCCTGATCTTCATTAACCATGCAGTCGCTACAATCGCGGGAACTTACGCTAAAGCTTCGCAAGCGGCAGGCGGTCACGCTATCAAACTGTTTGCCAGCACCCGTTGCGAACTCAAAAAGTCTACTAAGATCAAGGACTCCGATAAAAATCTTCTTGGTGCGGAGACGAACATCTTCATCGAGAAGAGCAAGGTAGGAGGAGTATCAATCGAAAACGTCAAGGTAGAGCTAATGAATACCTATGGCTTCGATACGGTTGGCAACCTCCTAGAAGCGGCCAAGGAATCCGGTATGGTGGAATGGCCCGCTAAGGCAAAGACAGGAACGCTTAAGTTCATAGATCCGGGCCGTGTAGTCAGTAAAGCTGATTGGGGCCAATTTGTCGAAGAGTCTGGGGGGGTTGACGAAGTGTACAGTCAATTCTACAGGTGGTGCTTTCAAAATGGCTTAATGCGACCTTATGGAGAAGTTAGTGGGTAAGTTTGCTGTCTATAGTGATCTGCATATTCACCCTTGGGAATACGGTGCGACAGAAGATACCTATGGGAGCAATACCAGACTACGAGAACAGTATTTCTTTCTGTACCAATTAGGTAAATACTGCAAAGAAAACAACATCATGGAGCTTTTCTTTTGTGGAGATTTTTTTCATACCCACGGGAGAGTTGCTACAAACGCACTGTTTCTAGGCACACAAGGTCTTCGTTATATCGCCGCCCAAGGAGTAAGTCAGTGGCTTATAGTAGGGAATCATGATATTTCGAAAAACTTTAAGGACACGTTTCCATTAGAGCCTAATTCACTAGAGCAGTTTTCTGTCTTTAGTAAGGTTGTATCTTCTCCTGTCATCGGCAAACACTTAACCCACCCTAATATCCTTGTTTCGATGATCCCTTTTACCGAAAGTGCTTCATTGCTCGCAACTAACTTGGAGAGGGTTAGAAGGGTGTCTGATAAACATCCTCATTATTTGTTCCTTCATCAAGGCGTAGCAAAGGCCCCTATGGGGTCGGGGTACTTGATTGACGAAATCCTAACGCCTGCAATGATTCCTGATAACGTAACTAGGGCGTTCACCGGGCATTATCACACCCACCAAGACCTGGGAAAGCTTGTGATCGTTGGCCCCCCCATGCAGCATACTTGGGCGGATACCAAAGAAGAAGGTGGCATCTTGGTTGTAGATACGGAGACAGGCGAATTTACTCGGCAACAAATCCATGACAATCCTAAGTTTGTAAACGTAGAGGCGGGGTTCCTAAGGGCTCTTTCTAATCTAGCAGAATCCGATGATCTTCGCGATATCGTGTATGAAAACTTCATTCGAGTCAATAACGTGTTCGATATGTCAGTGGAAAAAGCCGAAGCCCTTAAAGGGAGTCTGCTCGATCTCGGCGCTCATTCTGTTGAACTGAAGTTCATGGAGAAGAACAGTAATCCCCTTGACAAAGAAAGCTCCAAATTTCTTAGTATGGAAGAGCTACTAGGAGAATTCGAAAAAGGTTTAACAGATCGGCAGCGACAAATTGGAGAAGAGTTGAGGAAGGGGTCATATGAAGTTCCTAAGTCTTAGCGGAATTGGGCTATTCTCGTTTGCCTCATTCGCTGTCGATCTAAACAATAAGGGCCTTGTCCTAGTTACAGGACGATCCCTCGATGAAGGGTCTAGTAATGGTTCAGGTAAGAGTAGTCTCATTAACAAAAGTTTACTCTGGGCGCTATTCGGCCAAACTGCGGAGGGGCTGAAGTCAGATGAAGTTCTTAACCGCCACCTAGGGGATACAGATGGCAGGGCTACCCTGGTATTTAGGATTGGCAAAGCCACATATAGGATTGAAAGAACTCGTACTAGAAAAGGAGTAACTAAACTAGACTTTTTTCAAAATGGGAAAAGCATATCCACCCGTGACGTGCGCTCGACCCAAGAGATGATTAACCGCACCATCGGTAGAGATATCAATTCATTTATCCAGACAGATTTCTTTGGACAAGGGAACAGTTTTCCTTTTATGAAGCTGTCACCGTCAGGGCAAAAGGAGGTGTTGGAACGAATTCTTCCTTTTGAACATTTGAACGAATGGTTAGCGAATACTAAGCTCGCGAAGCGAGAAGTCGCCACGGTGAAGTTGGCTGCGGAGATAGAAGTAAATAAGGCCCTGGCGGCTCAGGACGCGCTTCAGGCGCAGCGTTCTAGCATCGAAAGGCAGCACACTGCATGGGAGTTTCAGAAGGCCAACACGACAAAGAAGCTAACTAACGAAGTGAACATTTTAAGGCTAGCTCCGGAAAAAGCCGAAATTGAAACCATCAAAAAGCAGCTTACTAGGGTAACTGCTGGATGGGACATAAGTTCTTTTGACATGCGGATTATGAATACGATCCAAGAGAACGCTAAGTTAACTACAAAGATTGCATCTTACAAGGCAGAATCTCATATTGCTAATACGGAGCTTTATACTCTTCGGACCATGCTCGACGATTCAACCTGCCCCACTTGCAAGCAGGCAGTCATTATTCCAGAAGCAGAGAAGTCACACAATCAAGCTAGAATGGCGAGGTTGCTTTTTGAGAAAGAGTCATTGACAAATAGCATTGACGTTTGCATCACCATAATGGGCATCAACACTGCAAACATCAATGAATGGAAAACAGTCAAAGCCACCTATGATAAAATGGTTTCACGACTTGTAGAATTGGGGGAGGAAGAGAGTACAAGCAAGATTAAACAAATTGAAGAACAATTATGTGGAGTTGTAGCCTCAACAAATCCCTATGTTCAAACCCTTGTAGATATTGATAGTACGATTGCAGCACACAAGTTCGCAGTCTTAGCGTTTCAAGCAAAAGTGGCGATAATTATAGAGGAGGAGGAATCCGTTCTTCTGTGGGAGAAAGCATACTCCAAAGACCTAAGACTGCTCCTTTACGATAGGGTGTGTCCTTTCCTGGCTGAAAGGGCTAACCATCACCTACAAGCCTTGAACAATGCACAGATTACGGTAAACTTTTCAACTACGGCGCAGCTAAAAGACTCCTCGACCAAAGAAGAGTTTTCTGCGACAGCCTTATCTTCTACGGGTGGAGGATCTTATTCTCTACTCTCGGGAGGAGAGCAGCAGATGGTAGACTTTTCTGTAGGGCTCGCCCTAGCGGATCTAGCTGCTACCCAAGTAAAGTCTCGAAGCAACTTGCTAATCTTGGACGAACCCTTCGTGGGGCTTGATGATAGAAATAGTGAATCAGTTATCTCATACTTGAAAGAAGAACTAGCAAAGATTAAGAGTACGATTTTTTTAGTGAGCAATGAAGAAACCTTAAAAGGACTTATTCCAAATAGAGTCTACGTGGAGAAAACAAATGGCATCTCGCAAGTTGTCGCCTAGAAAGACTGGACTTACAGAGGATGAACAAAGATTATGTGCTCTCCACGACTATTCAGTCGATGTGAACACGAGAAGGATCTATCTGACTGATGAAATTGAGGGGTATGCTTGTAGTGAGTTCGTCAAGGATCTTCACTATCTTGAATCTAAGGATTCGAAGAAGCCTGTTACGATCTTCGTCAATAGCCCTGGAGGCAGCGTTGACCAGATGTTTTTCGTCTACGATGCGATGAAATCGTGTCGATGCCCGGTAGTTACTGTTGGCACCGGGGGTATCTACTCAGCCGCAGGGCTAATCCTTGTCTCTGGGGATCTTCGCATCGCTACTCCCAACTCATTCTTCATGGCGCACCAAATGCAAAACCTTATTGTTGGTGCCGATAATGAAATTGAGGCACAAGTGGCTATTGGAAAAAAGTTTAGAAATAAGTTTTGGGAGATCATGAGCAAGCATACTAAGATCACCGCGGCTGTATGGGCAAAGCAAGCAGTTAACAAAGGCGAGATTTGGTATGATGCCGAGGAAATGAAAGAGCATGGGATTGTAGATCACATCCTACAAGTATCTGAAACTGTTGAGCAAGCTATCGAACAGTTTGAGTTTTCTGAAAAACGGATTAGTTAGTGCCTATCAAACCCCAGTCCGCTAAGAGTAAGGGTCGCATCCTGCAACAGCGAATTGCTGCCATGCTCACCGAAATCTTTGATCTAGAAGAAGGAGATCTTGTTAGCAGACCGATGGGCTCAGGGGGTGCCGATCTTATGGCGAGTCCCGCAGCTCGAAAGAAGTTTCCCGCTACTGTGGAATGCAAAAATACCAAGAAGGTTCCTGCGATGGACGAGATTAGACAGGCGAGCTACAATGCCTTTAAGGACACTCTACCTCTCGTTGCATGGAAGCCTCCGCGTGTACTCTATGATGATACCCTAGTAGTAATGAGGCTCAAAGACTTTGCCGAATGGTGGAAGAAGAACGGGCATAACAATGGCTAAGAAAGTAACAGTACAAGCACCTACTGGCAAGGCAGCCTTATGGCTCATTCTTCCCGACATTCACTTCCCCGACCATGAGCAGCAAGCTCTAGAGATTGTAAAGAAGGTAGCTAGCACTCTTAAGCCTACGAACACTCTACTACTAGGGGATGTACTAGATTGTGGAATCTTCTCCAAGCACGATATGAAGGCAGTTAGAGAGCTAGCAGACTATGACTATCAAAAGCTAGAGGTTGATCCTTGTAATCAATTCCTAGACTTCATCCAAGACCATACAACTGGGATGACTCACTTCTTGGAAGGGAACCATGAACAGCGAATTGAGAGGTGGGCCGTAGACGCCGGGAGAGTGGGGCAAGAGATTTACAAGCTTATCGCCCCTAAAGAAACAGTGGGGAAAAGAAATGGTGTTTATCGCAAAAAGTTTAACATGGTTCCATACGACGTTGCGACTGGAAATCGAATGGGTTTCGTACAGATCGTTCAAGATCACCCTAAAATGGATACGGGAGGTTTGGTAGCAGTTCACGGTTGGTCATGGGCTAAGAACGCTGCCCGTGTTCACCTTGAGAAGAGCAGAAGCCAATCCATTGTATACGGGCACACGCATCGGGCGCAAATGGAAGCAAGTAGAGATCCCTGGACAGGAAAGACTATCATAGCCTTCAATCCTGGCACCCTCTCGAAACTTCAACCTCTATACCAAACTGGAGGAAACCCGAGCGAATGGTCACATGGCTTCGCTTTGATCTATGTGGGCGCTACGAGCTGGACGCAGTATATTATCCCGATCAACAAGAAAGGATCTTGTGTGCTGCCGGATGGCAGGGAGGTAAGAGCATAATGTCCTTAACAAGATCAGAAGCCATCTCCTTTCTTCGAAAATATCGTAAAGCAGTTCGGATCAACATTGACCACAACAGTAGTTTGAGTGACCTTTTTTCTAAGATTTTAGTTCATCCTGACATGTATGACGAGCTAACTTTTGGTCTAGAAATACCGCGAAGGCATGTTGTTCTATTTGAAGGAACACCTTTACAGTCGTGTGCGGATCTACCCTATGGCTCTATCTTCTATGTCCCAAAGTTTATGACGGTAGAGATTTCCGTTGTAGCCCCCGAAAAGATAAACTAATGCCGGACTCTGATTGGTGGGATTTAGAATATGATACGATGAATCCTTTCACATTTCCTGATTTACATGATGAAATGAGGTACGATCCAAAACTACACGAAATAAAGCCAGTAATAGTTTATTGCTGTGCTTGTTGGAAGGTAATCGATAAATTAGAAACTCACGTCCTTAAGACGCTCTATTTTGGGTGGCACATGACCAAAGAATGTTTAATAGATCTAGAGAATTGGGTTGCAGATGAACGTCAAAGGAGAGAAGACAAGATATGGAACGTGAAGAAGTAAGCTTTAACCTCACCGAGAACTTTCTCTCAAAATTTAAAGGCAAACAACCTAAATTTGGACCTCTTGGGTACTTCACCTATAAACGCACATATGCTCGCCTCTTAGATAAGGGTAAGACCGAGGAATACTGGCAGACATTACAGAGAGTAGTAGAGGCAACCTTTCTAGTGCAAAAGAGGCACTGTGCTTGGTGGAAGCTTCCGTGGAGTGAACACAGATCACAGCGATCAGCACAAGAGATGTTCCGTCTCATGTGGGACTTTAAGTTTCTGCCGCCGGGCAGGGGGCTTGCAAATATGGGAACCCTTGCCATGTGGGAGCGCGGCGGGGCTTGTCTTAACAACTGTGGGTTCGTTAGCACTACAGACATTCATGAAGACTTCAGCAATCCTTTTTGTTGGCTCATGGATATGTCCATGCACGGGGTTGGAATTGGTTTCGATACCGAAGGGGCGTTTGGTAAAGCACTCTATGTGAAGAAGCCCCGCTCAAATTCGAAAGAGATTTTCGAAATTGCTGATACCCGAGAAGGGTGGGTTGAAGCTTTCCGTCGTGTCCTTGACTCCTACGTCGGCAGAGACAGTATGCCCAAGGAATTCAACTTTGAAAAAATCAGACCTGCTGGTTCCCCCATTCTGACGTTTGGAGGGATTGCCCCTGGCCCTGGTCCTCTTAAGAAGCTATTGGAAAAAACTATTCACACACTAGATGTCTACGCGGGGGAGAATGCCCCAGTAGACTCAGAGCTTATCGTAGATTTGATGAACTTTGCTGGAGAAGCCGTAGTCGCTGGAGGAGTTCGACGAACGGCAGAGATCGCGTTTGGTAGACTGGATGATGAATCGTTTCGCACGCTGAAGTCACAAGAGAACATTGAGAATCCTGATCTAGCTAGGTGGGCTTCGAACAACTCTATCCTAGCCAAGACGGGGATGGACTACTCGGAGTTAGCGAAGGGGTCAGCTACTAATGGAGAGCCCGGGTTCTTTTGGCTAGAGAACGCACAGGCATATGGTCGCATGCACGATGGCAAGACGTTCAAAGATCATAGAGTCCGAGGTTGCAACCCTTGTGGTGAGCAGTCTCTAGAGCCTTTTGAACTTTGCAACCTTGTGGAGACGTTTCCTTCAAAGCACTTGACTTGCGCTGACTACATCAACACGTTAAAGTACGCATACCTATACGCCAAGACGGTAACTCTTATTGCGACTCACGATCCGAGAACCAATGCAGTCATGTTTCGAAATAGACGAATCGGTCTAAGTCAGACCGGGATCATTGAAAATATCAACAGAGTGGGGTTCAGATCACATGTACAATGGTGTGAAGAGGGATATCAAAAGATTAGTGCGTGGGATCAAATTTACTCTGATTGGCTTTGTGTTCCTAAGTCTATCAAGCGCACAACTGTTAAGCCTTCAGGTACAGTCAGTCTACTGCCGGGTTGTACGCCGGGCATCCACTTCCCCCATAGTGAGTATTATACTCGGCGTGTGGAAGTAAACGAATCCTCAGATCTGTGGAAGATCATGCAGAAGGCAGGCTACAACATTGAGAAAAGCGTATACAAGGACAACACGATGGTTGTAGAATTCCCTGTACATGAGCCTCACTTTGACCGTAGCAAAGACGAAGTGTCTATTTGGGAACAATTTGAATTGGCCGCTGCAATGCAAGCTAAGTGGTCGGACAACCAAGTATCGATTACGATCACTGTGCCCCCTGCTGAAGCTCGGGATCTTCCTCGTGCGCTCTCCATGTATGAAAAACGCCTGAAGGCAGTCAGCTTCCTGCCGCTGCGGGGGGACAAGGTTTACAAGCAGGCCCCTTACGAGTCTATCACCAAAGAGCAGTATGAGGAAAGTACCAAGAAGTTGAAGAAGTATGTTCTAGACAAGGTTGAAGACACTGTTATCGAGAAATTTTGCGATAATGACTCATGCCTAATATAACTTTAACTAAAGGTTTTGCTGTTAAAGGGAAGGGCATTGGATACATAAAAACATATGAAACATTAGAAGAAGCAATAGCAAAAAGAGATTCCCTTTTCTAAAGGAGATAGCACATGTTTGGCCTAGAAGACTTTATTAGCAACATGAACAAGCGACTAGACGTTATGGAGAAGTCAGTAAAAAGAATTGTTGAACTACTAGAAAAGATAGATAAGAATCTGACTCCAGAAAAGGCTCGTGATTTTCGAAAAACAGGGCAGCCCTAGAGAGAAGTAATCGGGGGGAGAATGTTAGCTAAAGAAAACAATACAAAGCTTAAGAGGGCACAGCAAGATGTTATTAAAGCCGAAATCGCACTTAAAAATGCTGAACAAGCTTTACAAGCACAGTTAAAGCTAACTCGTGTTTCCTGTGTTAAAAATGTACACGGACTCGGATGCGGAAAATCAATTCCGATTAATGAAATTGAGTTTCTTCAAACCCACTGGTATGTCCGCCCTTCTGGTTGCACAGAAGGCGACTATTGGAAAGAAGGTGAAGGGCAGTATATTTGTCCTCATTGTAAGCACCTAAATCGCCTTTATAATCGCCCGGAAATTATGAAGTTAAAGCATCTCTTTAAAAGTATCAAGAACATCCACGACGCCGACTAAGCTACTTGTAATTTTCCTCGGGAAAGGTGATAATCTGCAAGAGGGGGAAATGATGCCGAACACGCTCCAATCTCGTATCAAGCAGCTTGAAACCGGGTACGACACGCTGCGCACCACGACAAATAGACTCATGAGCGAGAACGCGACCCTCAGGCACGACGCAAAGCTGTGCGCAGATATTGTTGCAGTCTTGCAAACCGTCGTTGGTGACAGCGGCGTTAGTGAGGGCGCTGTCGAAGTTGCGGAGCGCCTGATTCGAGAGCGACCGGAGTTGCTTCGAGAGCGGGCGGAGTTGATGCGGCGCGTCGTGGAGCTGGAGGCAGACCGCGAGCGGCTGGAGTTCTACTTGGATTCAGATAGGTGGACGATCTGGTCAGACAAGGGAGTCTGGTACGTCAAGGACGAGAACGACGACGATTATCCGGTTCACAATTACACTACTAAGCGTGAGGCTATTGACGCCGCTCGCACGAGGGAGACGACTTGACCTACGAACAGCAGTATCACGCAGCACTCGCTCGCATCGCGGAGCTGGAGGCAGACCGCGATCGGCTGGACTGGCTCCTCGGGGGCGAGCACGGCTGCGACGAGGTGGACATTGTCCTCAAAGGTGACGACCACATCTGGCACCCCGTGACGACGCGGGAGCAGATCGACGCCGCCCGCGCGAAGGAGACGCCGTGACCCCGGAACGGATGCAGCTCCTACTAGACCGGCAGCGCACTCACGGACTTGAGTTTTCGCTGATTGATGAGATGACTCCGGATTTCACCGAAGCCCTCGCCAATCTTGCGCTAGCAGCTCGCGCCGATGAGATCGCGGAAAACGAGTTCATGTGCGGAAGCGGTGACTGCGAATCTACCAATCAGCGCGCTTACGATAAGTGGCAGCTTGCGAAAGCAGAGCGCCGTTCTGCTCTCGCAGCCGTGTTCACGGAGATGCAGCCGTGACCGCCACCGAGGAGCTGGGAGGGGACGAATGCTGAGTGACACCGAACTCGCCGCGCTAGCGCGAGCGATCACCGAACTTGCCGCGCACCCGCCCGACGAGTGGCGCGACCTGGAGAGCGACGTGGTGAAACTGATTCGCGGTGCCCTCGCCGCAGCCCGCGCGAAGGAAGGGTCATGAAATTCGTAGAACCTAAGGTTTTTCTAATTGGAGAAACTTCATTAGTTCCCGGAGGGCTTGAAGCTTACCTTAAACATGTAGGTACAAAATGGGTATATCCTGATGATGCTAACTCTGCTGCGGAAATTATTCCTGAAGTGATGGGCCGAATTTGCTATCGCTCTTGGGAGGCCGGGATGAACCCTAATGTGACGAAGGTTCGTCAAGGCAATGAGCAGTACCTTAGCAACATCAAGGCTCAAAAGCACGGCAGCGTCCTAGAGCATGTAAACTTTAGCTTCATCTTTGCAGATGTCAGTAGAGTTTTTACCCATGAGCTGATTACCCATCGAGTCGGGACTGCCAAGTCCCAGGAATCCCTGAGGTATGTACGCCTGGACAAGTTAAGCGCATACTTTCCTATGGTCTTTGAAGGAGATGATGGGGCTAGTGCCCTCTTTGAGAAAACCATAGAAGATCTTGAAACCATGCAAAAGTTTCTCGGGCAATATTTTAAGCTGGATGAAGAGAAAGACTTTGGAAGAAAGAAGCGAATAACTTCGGCGATGCGCCGACTCGCTCCTGAAGGCGTGGCTACTACAGTAGGATGGACAGCGAATGGGAGAACTCTTTACAATGTTATTCATCGCAGGACTTCTCCTCATGCTGAAGAGGAGATTAGGGTTGTATTTAACAAGGTGGCTGAAATTGTCATAGCTCGATATCCAAATTTATTTTCAGACCTAATTCCAGACTCTATTGGGGCTGAAAAAGGGGTATTTTGGTATAGGAGTGTAAATGGGGAAGTATAAGAACTTGTCTAATAAAAAATTTGGAAGACTATTAGCTGTCCAAATTTCTAAAAGGATAAAAAAGGGAGGAAATAGGCGTGGAGTTTGAAGACAGGGAAGGGTATGACGAACTGCTGGCGGTGCTCAAAGAAGCCTATGAGCAGGCTTCGATTGGTAAGGGCCGCGAGCGCCATGCTCATGGCAATAAGCCTTTTACAGATCAGCAAATCCTAACAGGGCAACGAAAGTATGGCATGGGGTTTGCTTTAGGGCAAGCCGATAAGAAGATGGAAGAAGCCTTTCATATGCCGAATTGGACTTCAGCAAGGAGAGATCTTCTTGGGGCTCTGGTCTATGTCTCTGCCGCCATCCTATATGGGGACGAAGCTAATCAAAAGGATGCCGATCTATTTGAAGATGCGGTAAGTAGTCTGTGTGAAGAAGAAGAAAATTTAGTAGATGATGACTATGATGATCCTTTCGAAGATGACTTCGAAAACGTTAAACCCCCTATTACCGAGGAGAAGTAAGGAATGTTTCGAACAGAGCCCGACGGTAGCGTCCTTTGGCTACCTACGACAGTAGAAGAAGCAGTTCAATTTAAGATTGACCTTCTTGAAGAAGGTACCGAACATACTTCTTCTTCTTCTTTGTCCGAACAGGTTACAACTCAATTGAACTCTTTTGCAAATAAAATTCTTGAGGGTAACTCCAATCTTACACGAACAAATGATTTATACCTATCTACTATTAAGAAAATGTTTGGTGGAGCACTATATCCGGTAGACATTGTACTTCCTGTTTATGGTGGACTACATATCCTAAAGCCCTCCCTCCAGGCTATTAAAGACCGTACCGATTATCCCTACCGATTAATCATCGTTGATGACTGCTCTCCGGATCACAAAACCAAAAAATTCTTAACAGAGTGGCAAGCAAACAATCCTGCGCACACTGTAATCTTTCAACCGAAAAATAAGGGTTTTGCTGCGTCTGTAAACAAAGGCATTAGAACGGGGCAGGGCGGGTATATCTGTGTCTTGAATTCAGATGTTCTTGTAACTCCTAACTGGTTAACTAAACTAGTATTTGCACTTGAAGCCTCTCCTACCCATGCAATCGTTAACCCTGTCACTAACAATACAGCTATTATTGATATTGCAATGCACCCCGGACTCAGTTATTTGGATATGAATCGAGGTCTAGAAGCAGTTTCTTCTCATAGATATCCCGAAATCATGCCTACGGGATTCTGTTTTATGTTCAAAAGAGAACTGATAACTAAAATTGGGTACTTTGACGAGGCATATGGTAGCTACGGTGAGGAAAGCGATTTCTGGATGCGTACTCTCTCCTATGCAGATCCTAACGGAGTATTTCCTAGATACAAGGCTGTACTCGCAGACGATACATATCTCTACCATGAACGAGGTTCCTCTTTTAGCGCCTTGGGTACAGAGCAGCATATGGGTATTAGAAGGGGTGGCAGCGAACGGTTTAACCGAATCTGGCCTCAATTTAAGTCTTGGAGAAAACACAATAAAGTTGAAAACGATATTCAGTATTTAAAGGATGAACTACCGAAAAGGGTAACTACAAAGGAATCTCCTTATAACATTGCGTTCCTTGTGTTTAGCACGGCCTACTGTGGCGGGATGGCTTTTATTGCTGACATTGTAAACCAACTTCAGGAAGAGGGCGTAAACGCTAAAGTTGTGCAAATTAATCGAGATCCCGCTCATGTAGCCCCTCCTACAATGGGAGAACTTCGCTCTGGAGTTATTTCGTTTGAATCACCTAAAGATGCAGTAGATCATTTTAGTTCTAGTGTTTTTGATAGTGGTGTTATTGTTGCTGCCACCAATGAGATGCAGCAACTCGCAGAGCAGATTGGGGTAAACAACCCTAAACTTCTAAATGTTCTATTCAGTCAAAGTTTCGACCCTGCATTAGTTCCCAACGACCAGTTGAGTACGACTATGAAAGAGCAGTACCACAAGGCCCCTTATATCATCTCGAATGCCAAATGGCTTGATGAAACAATCAAATCTATAACCAATAGATCAACTTTTGGGTATGTTAATCCTGGCGTCAATTCTGAGTTATTCTATCCTCGTGGTAGGGACCGAGGTGACGATCGTCCTACGGTAGCGTTTTTCTTAAACTCTCGCGAAGAATACAGAGGGTTTAATAGGGGGCTTGAAGCGGCCTTCGCTTTGCATAATATCAGTTTACAATGTAATATTGATATCCGCATTGTAGGAATTGGAGTAGATGCTGTACAAGGAGCCCCTTTCATTACCTGTGTTGGTGGAATGTCTCAAGCTAGGATAGCTACCTTCCTGTCAACTGAAGTAGACGTAATATGTGATCCTCAGACTATTCATACCTACGGCATGCCCTCTCTTGAAGGGATGGCTAGTGGAGCAGTTCCGGTATGCTGGGACAACGTAGGAATTCACGAGTTTGCTACAAACGGTATCGACAGTATAATTCTTCCGAAAGAGGCAACTCCGGGCATGGTCGCTCAAGAGATTTTTAACTTGCTGACCAATACGTCCACTCTCGATACGATGAAGGCCGAGGCAGTCCTAGTTTCGAAGAAGCATAATAGAAAGGTTGCCGTAACTCAGTTCATTCAAAATTTGGAAGAAAATTTCCGGCTTCGTCACGCCAAGAGAAAGATATTTGTTGTTACGCCTCACCTACGAAAGCATGGGGGGCCGACAACTATTCTTCATACTGCCGAGGCCCTAGCATCGCTTGGGCATGATGTAACTCTCGGGTGCATCTACGCAGACATTAACCCGGAAATCATCAAAGAAACCAATATCCCTATCTCCATAAAATGGCAAGATCCTGGGAAGTATGACGTTATCATAACTAACTCCGACAACCCCCACAATGAACACTTCTCATTCGCAAAGTGGGCGGACAAGAAGGTACTACTAAAGTTGTCCCATAATCCCCGATTTCAAAAGTTGGAAGACGACGCGTTAAAACTTGAGTGGGATGATATCTGCACCAGCACAAACTGGCTTGTTAACGCTTGCGCTAAGCCTCAGGTCGAGTCAGGATGGACACATCCTCCGAGGGAGGCACACCGAGTAGGGTGGTATCACTACGGCCATAAGGACTTTGTATGTAAGTATACAGATAGAAAGTATTTCATAAATGGACAGATGAATATACTCACCCTGATTCATCATCACCCGACAAAGGGAACTCCGGAAGCACTGACAGCCCTAGCAGCTATCAAGGAAAAGTATGGAGATAAGGTCAATATCTTTGGAGTTGGCGAATGGCCCGAATTTACGAAGCAGTGCCCTCCGTGGATGCAGTATTTCCTTAACATAGACCGGAAATCTCTTGCTCAAATCTATAGACAGATGGATTTCTTTTTATCTGCTTCACACTCTGAAGGGTTGGGTAGAATGTCTCTAGAGGCAATGTCTGCAAGTTGTCTAGTAATCAAGACTCCTACAGGAGCAGAGTTTGAGAAGGATATGGTCAACTGTGTAGTCGCTGACGGATTTACGGCTACTGATTTGGCTAACGCTCTAGATAAGCTAGGATCTGATGAAGAAACTTTCAAGAGGATTGTCAAAGAAGGATTCATTACCGCAGAAACCCTTTCCGACCCCGGCCCCTATCGTGAGACTTGGGCGAGAGTAATTGAGGATATTTATGGAAACTAGCAAACGAGGAGTTGCAATCTGCCACTATAATAGGGTCTTAACTCTAGAAAAGCTGATTACTAGGGTTATCGATACAGTCCCTCAGGACTGTAGGGTTGTGGTTTGTGATGACGGATCTGATGCTGTTTTTAGCCCTCAAGAAGTTCATGACATTAGCGCATCAGACATCTGTAGAAAGATTGGGGTTCCCCTAATTCAAGGACGCAATCTTGGGGTATCCGCAAACAAGAACCGTGCCCTCTGGGCTCTTCAGGACTGTCACTTCATGTGTATTCTAGAGGATGATCTATTCCCGAATGCCCCGGGATGGATGGAAGACTACGAAAGGGCCTCGTCCCTTTCAGGGGTTCATCATTTCTGCCGAGTGCAGGATAAGGAAGTTGAAGAAACGATTTCCAGTTTCTCCAACTTTATGATCTCTGAAGGTCTTACTCCGATTTTTGGCCCTTCTCCCCGTGGGGATCTGACGTTCCTTACGAGTCGAGTCCTTAAGGAAGTAGGAGGATTCAACCCTGCCTTTATCGGGGCAGGATATGCCCACGGGGAATGGACTGCTAGAGTCGTAGCGGCGGGGCTAATCCCTCACCCTCTTAAGTATGTGGATATTCAAGAGGCACGGAACAAGTTTGAACAAATCGGAGATACTGAGGGGGGCCGCTGGCTACAACCCAACAGCTTAATTCAGACTCAGATCAAGAATAACCGCAAGCTTCTAAAACAGCTCCAACGGACAGGGTATATCTATCATCCTCTGGTGCTCTCATGATGAGAGAAATAGTGACATACCCGAATGCAGATATCCGTGAACTCTCGGCTACCGTTAGAAGGATCAATGGCCCTGAGACGATGCAGCTTATTGAGGATATGAAAGAGACTATGCTGGCATACAAGGGAGTAGGGCTCGCTGCACCTCAAGTGGGGGTTCGCAAGAGAATTATCATAGCCGAGTTTGATGGGATCTTAGCCTTAATCAATCCAAAGTATAAGGTCTTAGGGGAGGAGACTTTCAAGTCCTTGGAAGGGTGCTTATCAGTTCCCGGCCCGACAGCAGTAATCACCCGATTTAACTCCATTGAAGTTACCGGAAAGGAGCCTCATTTTTGGAACAACGAAGTTGTCACCAGTGATTTTAAGTGGATCTTTACAGGAGAAGAAGCAGCTATCATTCAGCATGAAATAGACCACCTAGAAGGGTGCCTATTCTTTGACCACCTGAAGCCGATGGCAAAGAATATGTACATTAGAAAGATGAACAAACAGATCAAAAGGGGGCAGGCATGGCGGTATCAAGTCGCAACATCGTTGTAAACCTACTCAAGTTTAACTATAAGGATCAAGTAGTTCAAAGCTATGCCCAGTCTGTAGTGCGGGAAATCAAAGCTCTCGGGCACGACGTTACTGAGATTGGCCCCGGAACAGAGTGGCAGCATGACTTTGACTTTACTAGCTTCGATTTAGTAGTAGATCTTGATTGCGGGCGGAACCCCAACACAGGAGATCTAAATTTTCGATTCCACAATAACCCTAGCCCGATTCCTTCTGTAGTTTGGTTCATTGATTCACATGGAAACCCCACACTACACCACAGACTGGCTAGGAATTATGACCATGTGTTCTTTGCCGTTTGGGCCAAGAGAGACTTGTTTGCCTCTCACAAATCGGCTCATTGGTGTCCTAACGCTACGGACTCCGAGTGGTTTAACAGCTCATTCCAGTCCACCCATCCTTCTTATGACTTTGGGTTCTTTGGATCTAAAATGGGTCTAATTCGGGCAGATCCTATGAAGGACATCTGTGCCCGCCATGAGTGGCCTTGTGATGTTCGCCAAATTTCTACAGTCAACAAGCATCGATGGCCCTATACGGCCCAGGCTATGGGCAATTGCAAGGCGCTGTTCAACCACGGCCAGAAACATGATGGCCCTAATCTTAGGGTTGTTGAGTCGATGGCAATGGGCCTACCGTTGATTAGCGATCAAGATCCGCGTTCAGGGATGGACGAGTTGTTTACTCCTTGGGAGCACTACTACCCTTATGACTTTAGCACCTACGAAGGTTTAGAGCATATCATGAAACTGGTTAAGATAGACTATCAAAAAGCTCTTAATGTTGGGGAGACAGCAATGCAGGAAGTTCATGCAAAGCACCTGATTAAACATCGGGTGCAACAGATGTTGGAGGTGGCTTTTGCAAAGTAACAATCTTACAGCCGTTGTTCTAGTAAAGAACGACCAGTTCTTTCTACGGTATGCTTTGGAGTCTACCCGAAAGCTCTTCAAGAACTATGTCTTTTATGATATAAGTAGCGAAGACAGAACTCGGGATGTCATTGCCTCGTTTATCAAAACTCTACCGGATGATGCAAACGTGTCAATTCGTTATCTGCCGATGTGCCCCCCGTCAGTGCAAGGGTGCTTCAGAAACTCTATGATTGTAGAAGCCCGCACAAATTGGTATTTCATCCTTGATGGGGACGAGGTGTATAATGAAAAAGGAGTTCAAGCCATCGCAGATGGGTTTGAAGTAATGAAAAAAGAGCACACTAAAGATGAAAGAAAAATCTATGGAGTGTTATCGAGACTAGAAGTCGGGCAACACCTAATATCAAAATATAACACCATTCGCTCCCATCACAGGGTTTACCATCAAACTGCCTCTTGGGTAGGCAATCATCCGGGTGAGATTCCGTTTTATGAACAGTGCCCTAAACGCGAATACGAGTTTTCCGAAGACGCTCTATGCTACCACTTTCACAATGCAGATCGATCTCCTCATGATTCTGCTGCTTTGAAAAGAGTTGACCGTAGAGCCAGAGGCACCTACCGCCCGGGTGAGTTAGTTCCTTTTGATCTTTTTGAGGCTCTTCCCATCTTAAAGACAAAGTTCGATGACATACCTGTAAATCCTATTCTGGAAAGGCTACAAAATGGCCTCAGCTAGACACGGACCGGCTGCTATCAGCAATGCGACTCGAAAGGACAGGTCAACATGACTTCAATCAGATGCAAGTGTGGACGGTATTCGAATTATGGTCTTACATGTAGCAATTGCCGTGGCTCATACTTCACTAAGAAGAGCGAAGAAGTAGAACCTGATTTTGAAATGGTTGAAAAGCCTGAAGGGGAAAAAGAGGATATCTCTTTTGAAGAAGTAGAAGATTTCTTTCAGAGAGATGATGAAGATGACTAAGGCATTTTTCTACTTGTATAGGTGCTTTGTTTTCTTTTCATTCGCAGCGCGAATGCGACGTTCTTTGTCGATTGCAGACATGATGTCACGGCGCGACCCAGATCTCATCTCTGTTGCATGCTTTGATGCTAGGTTGAATCGGGCCTGTAATTCTTCCGCACTCATGCCTCTAAGCCCAGGGTGGTTCCCGAAGCTTTTCAAGTATCTTCCCATCCATTCGGAAAACTTTGCTTGAGCAACGCCAGGATCAGCAGCGTACTGCCGTGTGAAGGTTGAGAAAGCTTTCTCGGTTAGTTGAGTTACGGTATCCCAATCATTGTTTTGAGCAAAATAGCTGATCTGCTTGCCGTAGTAACCTCTAACTTTGCTGAGAGCTTCTTCTTGGCGACCCTCGTTCATGAGTCTAGTTTCAGGGCGAACTGCATAGCTCTGCCACAAACCATTGGTATTGTTCATTAGGAAGTCAAAGTTCATGTTGCCCGGCTCGCCTGTCTGGGTGTCTACCGCCATGCCAGTATCACTTAGGAACCGTGAAGCATTGGTAACGTCCCCCGGAATACCTTGTCCACCGACTAGCATTTGAGTAATCGGCTGATCCGGAGTCGTTACCTTAAAGCCATACTTTTGCATAAACGGTGGCATAAACATCCCAATTGTTCCAGCAAACATCTTGCCCAGAAGGTCTCCAGTGCCTTCGTTTGGAATCTCCTGACCGAAAGCCGTCCTGCCGCCCATAATTTCGATTGCGGGTCGCAAGATTGCTAGAGGCTCAACTGGGAGTTGTGCCATCGTCCCAGGAAGATCCCAAACATACTCCGGAGAGTTGCTTGCCGGGGTCATGGCTGACCAAGGTAGCCATCGCATAATGGCCCCTCTAACCTGATCTCCACTTTCTCGATCTTCCTTTAGAGCGTCACCCATGAATCCAACAGCTCCACCCACAATACCGCCTAGCAAAGCGCCAGGAGAGCCCCCTGCAATGGCTCCGACCCCAGCCCCCACCCCAGCCCCTACCGAGGCAGGAACGGGCAAGGCAGCGCCAGCAGCGGCTCCGAGGAGCCCTCCTCCGACGCCTCCAAGGGCTGTTCCAACGGCTCCACCAGCAGCCGCCATACCAGCACGAGCACCCATCTCACTACCTTGTGCATTAGTCGTAACGGTTGTTGCAGTCTGTGCCCAAGTCGGAAGCGCCCGAGCCTGCTCTTTTGCTTCATCATATGTTGAGGGGCCAAGGCCGGTAGCCGCAAACCCTGCCTGTATGATCCCCGGAGCATGGAGCCAGGGCAGGACAGCCAAGGGGTGGTCATTAATGTTGTTTTTCATAATCCGAGTAGCTTCTGCCGGGAAGGTGGCCCAGGGGAAGTAGACCTTTCGGCCAGCCTGGATGGATGATCCGACGGTAGAGTATACCGGAAGTCTACGTCCAACTTCAAGAACTGCCCATTCTTTGCTCATACCCTGTGCCCGCAGGTCGAGATAGTAGGCAAGCTTGGGAACTACGTCTTCTCCCAGGTAGGCTTTCGTCATGTAATCGAAAGTTTTCTGGGTGAACTTGTTCATGTTTTTCATCTTTAGCATGCCTTCGGCCACGGCCGCCGCCGCGGAGCCCTTTTTTGCTCTATCAAGGAAGGACTGGACAACGGCTAGACCTTCGGCATGTAGGAATGCGGATTCTTCTCCGATTACGTCCTTAACCATCGGGTCAAGGAACTCATCGTTTAGATCAAACGTCTTTCCTCTTACCTTGATTCGCCCTAGGTCTACCCCCTTGAGTCTCCGAGTAACCGGATCGAAAAGAGTCTCCGCTTTCTTGCCTGCGGCAACAAGCCCGTCATGTGCGTTAGCCCATTTAATGAATGCCCCGGTAACCCCGTGCATGGTTTCCAAGTTCCTCGGGGCCATCGGATTGTATCCGGCCATCCCAAGGAAAGCGAAGTTACCAAACAGGTTATTCAAATGGGTAGGGATGTTGAATACTGTCTTTGCAGTCTTGTGAATAACCGTAAGCAACTGCACTAGGCTGCCAACATTCTGGGTCTGCTCGAAAAGCCCACCCTGACCGAACATGGCCTCGTAATGTGCCTTATGAATGAACGGGAGCTGTTCACCATCACCGATAGTGTGCCCTGCGGTTTTTAGCATTCTTCGCATCGTTGATTCTACTTCAGGCACCCCATTGCGAAGTTTGCTAAGGCTAACCCAGCCTTTCTCTTCAGCTTTTGCGGCACTACCGAAAGCAGTAACTACGTCCGCTTCAGACTTGCCAAACTTCATAGCATGATCGCGGATGAATTTGAAGTTGTTCAACAGCAGTCGGTCGGTTACATACCCGCCAAACGTAAGCTTTTCCGGCGCAGTCAGAAGCTCGCCTTTGAACAGGCGATCTGCTACATCACCGATTTCTGAAGCACGATGCCGAATTTGGGGGGCGTCTAGCCTAGGGAAGTTAAATGCTTTGAAAACACGCTGAGCAGGCTCGCCAGCAACCCTCTTAACCGCGCCCCCTGTAATCGGGATAGCAATTGATCTAGTGGAAGCCAGGTCTACAGGAGTTTTCGTACCAAAAGCCGGAAGGTGGATTTCCCCAATACGATCACGCATCTCCTGAGTTACGAACCCTTCTCTAAGAGCCTCATCTTGGTGGGTCTTCATGGCATCATACATACCATCTGCCCAAGTCTGTTCTGCGGGGGTAAGCTTAAGCGCATTCTTTGCAGAAACCAACTCATGAGCGGCCATGCCAGGATTAGCACGCATAATCACTGCATCCAGATCAATTGCTTTACTGGATTTCATCATCAAATTAGCATAGATTGCAGTCCCGCGAGCGTCCTCCGGAATGTCTACGAAGAAACGACCTAGCTTTTCATTCTTCCACAGTTTGTCTAGGTTATCGACAAACTCCTTCTTCACTGCCCCGTTTTTAGAGATACTGTCGATTTGCTCGAAGTAACTATTGGTAAACCGCTTATCAAACTGCCACTTCAGTTTGTCAACGTGCCCCATTATTGCACCGCTCGGAAGGGGCATGCCTACTTCAAGGTTGCCTTCCATCTCAGCGATTTTTTTAGCTTCGAAATCAAGGTGCTTCGAGCGAGCATAGTCATTTGTTCTAACCATGCGAAGGAAAGTGTCTGAAACCTCTGCTTCAGGGGTTGCAGCATCAATGGCCCCAAGCTTCTTCCATTTCATAATTTCTTCAGCACGGGGACCAAACTTACCTAGCATAGAGCCTGCCCTACCAAACTTGACGCTAGTTTGGACAGCCTTCATAGCCGGGAAAGCAATCGTCCCAACGAGGGAGGCCGTTGCTAGGAGATTTACCCATACAGGCTCTTCTGCCCACTGCTTTCTAGCAATCTCCCAATCCCAAGCAAGCCCGTTATTGTCAAGCTTTGCGCCAACAATTGCCATCTCATCCCCAACTAGGAAATTGACAATATCGGTGATTCCCGTCTCGTTACGCAACTTCGGAGCTTCCAAAAGCTTGAAAGCGGGGTCCATAAGAGCTTCGCGATCGGCTGATAGAGAGCCAGGGCTGGGGTCTGTGCGCAGCAAAGAGTGAGCCGCTTTCAGGTCTTCTACCGGAGCACCCGCTGCTTCCATCATACGAATGACACTAGCTTCTTCCTCCGGAGTTCCTGTTTCTTCCGGGGTTAGAAGACTCGGCTTCTTCTGCGCGTCTTTAATTGATTGAACTCTCCCAAGCTTTCTTTCAAGCCCGGCGACGCCCCTCTGAACGGCTCCAGGGGTTTCTTGTGAGGCAGCTTCTTCTTCCGCAGGCTGACTTAGCAGTCCGCTAGGAGAAGTCTGAGTGTCCTCTTCTTCGGCAAAGTTAGCAATCGGGTCAGATAGTTTTGACATTACTTATTTTCCTAGGAGTGATTTAACCGTATCGTACCCAATGTCTTGAACTGACATATTCGCCCGCTTTACTCTTCCAAGGATGCCCGTGCCCCCACCATACTCATCAGCCAAGTAATCACTACGGCCCCAGTTATCATTAAAGTAATCCATCATCTCTTTTGAAAGACGACTCTTGGTTTCCGCATTACCCTTGAAGTCAGCAACCATATCATTGACTTCCCCATCAATTTCCTCTTTGATCTTTGCCTTTAGTTCGCGGATCGTCTTAAAGGTGCCCGTCCGTGCAAGTTCTTCGGCTTTCCGAATGATAAGCCCCTCACCTAGTCCGGTCACATTGTTTTCTTTATCACCTTCAACGAGAGTCTTAAGTTCGGTTTTGGAATACTGCTTCGCAATAGACTGTGAAGTTGTAGGAGTTTCTTCTCCAAGTAGGCCGGAAGAAACTCTGGTATTGTGCGTCAGGACCGCAGCATACGCATCAGCAGGAAGGATATCCTGCAAGGCTGCTGCCACTGCTTCTTTGCGAATCGTCGGAGCGGCCATTCTGACCTTATTATCAATAGCCTCTGTGTCCCCCTTTAGGGAAGGATCTTGCTGGACAAGTCTTTCCCTCAATCGTGCTTCCGCAGATTGTGCGTAGGGCAGGAGCATCTTCTGGCCTTCGGGGTCTACAAGAAGCCAGTTATTCAACTTACCAGCAGGGACATTTGCCAGGTTGTTTCCTATTTCGCCTTCTTGTTCTTTTCCAGCTCTCGCTTTTAGAAGACTAGCATTAGCTTGAGATTCACCAATCTGGGCCTGCTTAGCCTGAATGTTAACTTGTTTTTCCTGCTTACCAAGTTCTAGCATATCAGGGCTAGACTCATACTGTGCCTTCTGGAGAGTTAGATGCGATTGAGCATCTCCGAGCACGTCTTTGTAACTGCCAAGCATGCTAGACATCCATTGGGCTCTTTGCTGCATGAGCTTGTTTGACATGTCCCCGATTAGGGGGTTATTGCCAAACTTCGCAGCGTTTTGCATAAACTGAACGTCAAGCTGCTGAACCTTAGACATAAGATCTTGAATCCCCTGATTGCGGGCTTGCATGCCTGTCTCACTAAAGTCCGAACCAAGGGTGGCTTCCCCTTCTTGGTGTTGTGCCATAAGTTGCTGTGCGGCGGTTTGGTATTGTTGTCCGTAGGTCTGTTGGAAATTTTCATACTCCGACTTCCAAAATCGCTGGTGCATAAGATCTGTGGTAGCCGCAGTCATGTCCACAATTGCCTGACCCATAGCAGGGCTATCAAAGTTTTCTGCTACGAATTCACCAAGGATGCTTGCCCCTGACTTCATCATCGCACTGCCGAAGTCTCGCCGCGCGTTGCCAAATCCGGGGGTTCCCCCTTCTACCTGAGGGGGGTTGTTAATCGGAGTAGGAGCTTCTTGTGCCATTTATGCACCACCCGCGTTAAACTTCAGACCGCCACTAGAGTTAAAGTAGTTTGAACCTACAGAGGGGTTGCCCGGAGTACCCGGAACATCACTATAGTTAACGGGGGCTGAACCACCTCCAGCGGGGTTTTGGGATAGAAGACTGTTAGCTCCTTGAGATTCTTGTGAGGGGCCACCATATCCCATCATATTTTTACCTGCATCCATCAAACCCCCCCCTGCTCCACCCGTGTATGCTGAGAGCGCACCACCAGCAACCATCATGACGCCCCCGACAATCATTTCCCAAAGGGCTTTCTTCTTGTTATCCATTGTGATCTTGTATGACTGCATTTGATAGTTAACTGCATGGGGAATAGTAGTTTCCACCATAAATTGACTTGCGGAATTCATTGCAGACGTATATTGCGCAACTCCTAGCCCATTTGTAAAAGCCTGTGCAGCATTAACGGTAGTTCTCTGGTAGTCACGAATCCACGATTCGAATTGTAGATTTGCCTGCCACATTTGCTGGCCGACTTGGCGGTTCGTCATTTCGATTGCTGTCATATTCTGGGCATCAGCCATTGCTGCCCTCCGAGCGGTGCCACCTTTTGCCATTCCGTTTTTAATCATTCTTTGTGATTCCCGAAGAGTCTCCGCACCTGACTCAATAATGGGGTTCTTAATGGACTGCTCCATCGATTGACGGAAGGGGCTCGTGGGGTCTGTAAGCCCTTGCGCCTCTGCTACTTGCCGAGAAATGATCTGAGCTACGGGCATCTGGGAAACTACTTGAGCAAACTTTTCCGGATTTAGGAAGGATGAGGTAGACTGCTGTCCCTCTCCCATAACATTTGCGCCTTTGGGGCCTGCGGACTGGTCCGAATATGCTCCGGTTTTAGTATCAAACATGCTCCCAGCTTTGTAGTTTAAGCCCCCTCCCAACAGGCCGCTAGCACCAGCAGAAGTGCCTCCTGCCCCATAAGCTGATGTTACTCCACCATACCCAGGCTGTGCAGCCCCACCTACCGGAGAAGAGTATGTTCCCGGTTGACCGAGCATCCCCAGAACTGCCGTGTTGGATTCGAAGGCATTTTGATTCCGGGTGAACATGTCTTGAGTTGATTCAAAGGACTTTTGCTTTGCATACTCCATCATCCCCTTGGCTTGGGATATCGCTTTCTTAGAAGATTTACCCATATTTCGAATACTCCATGAAGATAGGCTAGTCCTATTAAATTATCACCTTTTTGAGACTAATAAACATTCCTAGAACGGCGTGCTATCTGATCCTGCCCCTGCACTGGTCCCAGCAGGGTCCGTAGGACGATCATCTTTCAGCGATAGTGTTAATTGCGCCAAAGTTTTTGATGAATTTTCAGTTAAACTAATAGGATACCCTCCTCCCAGGTCAGTACAAATATCTCCTTTATCAATAGGAGAAGGGTTTTGTCCAAAGACCCACCAATGAGCTAAACTCGCACCTTCAGTATAATCCCCACTAGATGTTCTTAAATCTTGCCCAGGAGTTTGGGATAAGTGTAGAATAGCTGCATCACTTAAAACTCCATCCCACATGGCCGTCCAATACATTCTCATATTTTTAATAACTGAGTGTCCTAATCCATCACTATAGTCTGTTACATATCCAGTTGCAGCGGATATTGTTGTTGCTAAAGAATCAACAATCATATTGTCACTTGTGAACCCCGTCCCATACCCCGAAGGGACAACATTTCCATCTAAATATCCTAAATACTTACCTTTAGCCGCAGCCGGAACTGATGCACTCGGACCCATTTGCCTTGGAGTTAGGCGTTGTCCATTCCAAAAACCAGAACATTTATTCACTAACCCCTGAGCGAGTGGAGTAGTAGAAAACCAAGTCCATTGAGGCTGATCTTCAAGGTCAGAGTCATAAGTTGCCACAATAAAAATCCACTTTCCACTAGCTTTTACATACAAGTCATCCTCAACTTCATTAGGCTGTCTATCTTGGAGCCAGCCATCTTTAAATGCACAGCTAAAAAGTTTTCTTGCAGAATCAGGTTTTCCACCTCCGGATGGAGATATAGATCCTCCAACCATTGATATTTCTAGATTTTGTATACACCTACCATATGCAGGAATCCAAGTCGGATAAACTCCTTCTCCATATGTAAACCCTCCTCCTAAGGTATTTAGAGATATTAGAAAAGAACCTCTAGTTGCCTCTCCTAAAACTTTTGGCCCTCCAATGGGGTCACTAATAATTCCATAATATCCTAATCCTGACATTAAAAATGAAAAATTCCACGTTCCAGATTGATTAACAGGTATCCCAGCATAGATATTGCTAGTAGGTATTTTGATCCATGTCCCTATTGTAAAAGAACTTCCTGTACCAAGATCTATGCCTCGATTTGGAGCTGACCCTCCCGGCCCACTGTTAACATTTAAACCTGAGGTTGTTCCTAAATCAATTGAGTTTCCAGAAATAAAAGCTTCCTCACGGACAGTCGTAAGCGCAGCAGGAATCGACAATAGTGATAGATTAGTTTCCCCTGTGTCATCTTGAGAGTTTGTTATTGCCATGTAGAATTTCGGAACTGTCCCCGCGATTCCAGGCAAAGCTTCCACATAGAAAGGTTTAAACATCCAAGACAGAGGAGTCATTAACATTCCGCTTCTGGTGCCACCCGTGGGGGTTCGGTCTTCTCCAATAATTCCCGCATCATCTAGGTTTGAAAATAATGCTGTTTCTCGAAAACCAATAATTCTGCTCCACAGAGGGTACCACCCATTAATACGAAGATCCATGACAGGAACAGAATTTTGAAACGCATCAGTGAAGTTTCCTAAGTTTATCGAGCCCCATGCAAAGACCTTATAGTGTGCGGGAGTAGCAATATCCTCAATGACAAGGTTTGATTTTTGGGTGGGGCCAACACCCGTGCCTTCCAGAAACATGACATCATCTAGAAGGGTGAAATCAAGAACCGTCGAACTATAAGGAGAGGCGTAACCTTGTCGAGATACAGACCGGATTTTAACTCTAAATCTACCTGTCCCTCCGATATAGATTCTGTTTGTGAAACAGAATTTAACATCAGTCAAGTTTGTATCCTTATTCTTTACCTCTGCTTCATACATTTGCAAAACAGGGCTGTCTACCGGGTGCCATTCTATCTTTGCACTCTTGGGGCCGACCTTCACTGTTAGCCCTGTAGGCGGGGGCAGGATGGGAGAACGAATTAGAATTCTTCTACCAAGCACGCCAGGATTTGTAGGGGCTCTATTGTTAATAGCTCCGTCGGACAATTCTCCAATACGGCGGAGAAGATCTTTCTCAATGGGCATAAGCCCACGCATTTTACTAATGCGCTCAGTAAATCTGCTTTTCCTAGGGATGCCCACTGGGATCTTCCTCTGTTAGCGTTGCTCCGCCGGTAGCAGCTTGTGCAGTCTGCGTACCTAATTCTAGGGCATTAAGATGTCCATATAAAATTACTGATGGATAAAATTTGTTAATCATAGAAGTATCATGTGCTTCAATGCTAATTTGCAAATTCTCATTTGCTGCCGGGTGTGGGATACAAACAGGTCCAATCTGATATGTTCCAAGATACCCGGAAGGGTTAACTCCTGCATGTACCGTTGTCGCAGAGGGAGTTACGCTTTTCAAGCTAATGGTAAAAGTAGGAGTCCCAATAACTTCAAGGGCAGGGTTTCCATAAACCGATAAGTTTGCCCAAGCCATCGTGAATCCTGCCTCGTTAATGGGGATATAGTCAAACTCTGTTCCCGGTCCTCCCATGACTGTAAAAACAGTATTGTTATTTATGTCGAAGTAGAAAGTCTCTTGAACCCTACCTTTAATGGAAAATACATAAGGGTCAATGATTACCGTCTCAGAAAATGGGCCTTGAGTTCCGTCTGATCTTAAACCACGAACTCTAACAAATGTTATAGTTGAAAGACCTTCAATGATAGCAGATTGTCCAAAGGTTGAAGATGTAGTGAAAGATGAAAAATTGGGATGAGTAGAAATGTGAATTTCATAAATTGCTATTCTCTGGTCAGGAAGGGCCTCCCACTCTAGGAGTGCGCCTCGCACTACAGGGGTAGCTGTTACCACTGGAATTGACAAGTGCTGATTCGGCTTGCGTCTAAGGAACTCTAGAGAGGTGTTTAGATTTGTGATTTCATTTTGATCGTCCATCTCGGCCAAAGATCGTTCCATTTCACGTTGCTGGCCTGGGGTAAGGCCCGTAAATAGACGAGCAAATTGCCGGATAGTTTGTTTGCCCATTACGAATCAAGCACGTATTCAAATGACGAGAAATTTCGAATAGTAATGAATGCCCCTACAGCGTTGGGAGCAAGAACAGTAACAAGAGGATCTAGTGTGCTTAACCATCCTGACTGCCTAGGCTTCTGAGAGCTTAAACGAGCTTGCAGTTTTATTGCAATATCTCCACTCTGAACTTGATGTAACCGTTGACAAAAAGTCCCAGTTCGACCTGTGCGGAGCGGCCCAGGCAGAAGAAACGGCCCACGATCAATTGTTCCCTGAATATCATCTCCCAATTGAGTCCCTGTGTGGGCACGCATTCCTTGAACGTTGTAGTTAGTTACTTGATATGTGTTTCCAATTTGTTTTCCATTTTCTGTCCATCTAAATTCTATATCAGACCAGATAAGGTTATACAGGGGGCTAGTTTGAAGTTGAGGGCGGATATAAAAGTTGCACATGTAGAAGATAGACCCCCCAACTGCGGGGTGGGTTATGCTCAAAACATCAAGCCAATTATTCCTAGTAGCTATTCTGGAGACAAATGATCCGTGAGTTCTATTGTCAAATACAGAGGAAGCTCTTGCTCGCAACGCGGCCTGTTCGATTGTTTCAGACCAAGGCCCAACTTCTCCATCAGTGCTAACTACTCGCAGCCTAAAAAAATAAACAAACCCAGGCTCAAGTTCCGTGAAAGTAAAAACAGGTTCACACGATTGGTATCTGTCGAAATTGCTAAAATTTCTATAGCGAGAAACGTCTTGCTCATAGAACAGGAATTTTCTCAATCCACGAGGAGGCTTATAGATAAACCGAATTTCATGATAATTTACTTCAATAATAAGGTCATGAGTTGTAATCTTAGGTAGGAACTCTGTGAATTTCCTGCTGAACGTCTGTTGAACTTGAGCAGCAAGGGAATTGTCCATTGCTGTGCGTAAGTGAGAAAGAAATAGCTTTAGCTGATTTACTCTACCTGCGGGCCATTGCCGTAGCTTGGTTTCCTGATTCGGAATTGTCCTACGAAATATAGCCATTAATTGGGGCCTCCTCCTCCACCCGAAACATTTTCAAGGTCAGTTACCGGGAACTGCCCCTCTCTTACGTGGAAGTACAGTCTAAGTGCAGTAATCGAACTATCCACACTTAGGTCCGAGTTGGTTAAAGTTATTCTCACATATTCAGATCTCACAGCAGTTCCAAACTTCACCGGCAATCGGAGCAGAGAGTTGTTGCTTCCAAAGTTAAAAGTTAGGGTTGCTGTATCTGTAGGCTGTGCTTGATCGGGGCCTTTAGCCATATCGATTGTAGCCGTCCAAGTACAAGCGTCTCCTTTTTGTCGAATTTCTAGATATGTAGGCTCAACCTTCCCCGTTACCCCTTCGGACTCTGCCCCAAGCGGGCCTAAGCGCAAATAGGGAGACTGGAAGGTAGTAGTGACAGCACTTTCAACGCCTGCGGTACTTGTCCAGTTCTGGGAGGTTGTTGTGATTATTTCCATAATCATTCCATCATCTGTACCAGCATAGATATGAAAGTCGCCATTAGAGTCTTCAATCTCTTCGGCACAAATTAGGTTTAATTCGGCAGGAGGAGTTATATTAGACCACCACCCGGTTCGAATATCATCTACCGCGTACTGGTAATGTAAGATGGAGTCATATACCGGAGGCGTATCAGGAGCAACATCTGCCGCACTAGGATTAAACTGAATTAGGCTATTTCTGGCCTTGCTATGAGCAGTATGGACATACTCAATATTCGTTCTATCTAGAGCCGCATACTTGTCTCTAATTGGCTCACTAACCTTAGATGTATCATTCAAATCGTAAAGTCTCAGGCCGTCACGGTCTACGGCATACCCTACAAGTTTTGCGGTTCCACATGCTCGCCGACCTACGCATCCCATATTCTCTATCATTTTGTCTACTGCAAAATCTGGGTTATCCCCGATTACTTGCCATTTTCCTGTTTCAGTTTCTACAACGATACCGCTGTAAGTCTCATAGATGCCAGTGATTTTATCGTCCAACTCAAATGTATTAATGAGAGGCCATGCTTCGAGGCTGTCATCTTCCGAGAAGTAAAGGGTGTTCGGGCTCTGTGCATCTCCAGCCATAAACCCGGTGCGCTTCCAAATCTTGAAGATACCCCCATGAGGCGGCTCGGAGTTATCAGACGAGAAGTCTCCAGCCTGAGGAGCCGTAACTTCCGAGAGTGAGCCATCAGGTACCTCGTCTTGGAATGAAGTTTCTACGTTATTCGGCAACTCGGTAAGCTTGAGGAAAATAGTTCCACCAGCCACAGTTCTGTACAGTCTTCGCGCTGTAACTTGCTTATCTACAGCCACCGGGATAAAATTGAGATAGAAAGTTCCATGAAGTTGAGCTGTTAACTCTGTAGACTTTGGGCCAGTATTAGATTCAAATCCATACTTGTTGACGAACGATGTTCTCCATTGGTAGGTGCCAGTGAAAAGACCATTTCCTAGAGCTAAAACGGTAGGAGCACCCTGATCGAATACCACAAACTTGTCCAAACGGATGCCCTCAAATATGGTTCCGGTGGCGCTCTGAAACTCAAACTTGAGAAATGTTACGTTACTGTTTGTACCAGCAGGATCGGGATTGAACGTTCCTAGCTTTCTACCAAATGGGCCGTCTTCATAGCTATTGAAACCTGATTGACCATAGTGTATAGGCCCACCGTTAGCAATAGCGGACGCAATGTCAATCTTGATAAAGTTCCAGCCTTCGTTTAGATCACCTTTCTGGTAATCGAATCTCCAATAGTTAGATGCGTTTGTTCCCAGGTAAACTGAAAAACAACGAGCTAAACCTGAAGATGTATCAGGTGTAGCTGTAAATGCGTTGTCTAATTGCCCTCTGGGGATGTACAACCAGAAGGCCACGCGCTCCTGTGAGGCCCCTCCAATGAGGCCAACAGTTCTTGTATCACGAATCACATCAAATGCAGTTACGGTTTTTTGAATCGAACAAAGGGTGGTTGCTGCGGTTTGATTGATCTGGACTGCTGCACCATCATAGGATACGGTAGTGTCATCCGTAACCGTGCAGTTTGAAATTCCCGTTGTCCAAGTACCTGCACTAGAGAAGTCTTCTTTAATCTCTTCTTGAGATCCGGGAGGCTTGAGCCCCCAATTGCTGATACGAGCCCCGTCATACTTAAGCATTTGGTCGCCCCGACCGATGATGTCGGGGTCATAGTTAGTCATATAGAGAAATCTATCTAGCTGATCGTAAGTATGAAAAAGTCCGCTTACCCTTCCGCTAGTGGAAGCGGTTCCGGCAGAGGTATTGGGAATATCATCTAAAGCTGTTCCGTTAAGCTTCTTTATGTAGGTGCCTGAAGCGATCATGACGTGACGAAGGATAGCTCCTGCAAGGTCTGATGCTTTGTAGAATCCAATCCAAGAAATCGGTTTAGCAACCGCGGCTTCTGTATAGGGTGCAGATAGGACTCGACTTGAGCCCTTTAGTTTGGAAGTGGCTCCATAGATATTGAAGAAGTCAACATTGCTTGCAACCTTTAGTTGCTCGGGAGCTAGGACATCAGTAGAAGATTTGGTATAAAGCCCTGCCCAGTTCTTAAGGTCAACGTAAGGCAGCCTCGGCCGATCCGGCATAGCACATTCTCCTAGTTATCAACAACCCTTAACAACAGCAACATGTCCAGCTACAATGTCAGTATCAACTCTAACTGTCCCTGTAATGTGGAACAAACGGCACAATCCCTTGCTGTGACGTAATCCGATCATCAATATACCTAAGCCACTTAATCTCCCACTCACTTCTCCAAGTCATGAACGTTCTCTGGAGCCCTGCCTCCTGAAGCTCCTCTGCGTGCATCAGTCCAACAACGGTATCTAGTACTAACAGCTCGTCAAAGATTTCAGGGAAGTCCGGATGTAGGACATCTCCATCATCAACAATCTCTGTGGGAATACCATTGTACTCCATCCTGAGTCCCTGTGATACTGTGATCTGGGGGGCGGGCTCTAGCACAAACCCACCGCTAATCGGGCGGAAGTGGCAGTAGTAAGAGTCCTGTCCGTAGGCACCCGAAACCGGGTTGCTCTCGTATCGCCGCTCATATCGTTGAATCGGTGACACCCTGCCATCAGCCCGGACAAGTTCCAGCTTTAGCAAGCGGGTGAACCCCGGAGGCCACTCGTATCTAGCTTTGAGGGCTTCAATATCTCGGAAGGACACATTCTGAAAGTGTCCCTCATGAGCTAGGTGCAGTTCCGTACAGCGCAGCCGATATTGCGAATTTAGAACCTGTCGAATGAAGGCGTTATCCCAATGTGAGACAGCTTCGTCGGGCTGTTTGATGTATCTGCGAGTACGGATAATTAGCTGACCTACTGTACGCGCAAGCTGGGCTGTAGCCATTCTTACTCCTCTAGCGCCTTAATGCGCGCAGTCCATCCCCGTCCAAATCGTACAGCTCCTCTAATTCTCTTTACTCTTACTTCCCGGTTTGCATTATACCTTTTAGCTAAACTGTCCTCTCCATGCTCGGCTGTATAATCAAGCACCGATTGAATAGTCTTGGCCCCCATGTTTCCATCCGGTTTGTTTCCTAAGATTCTCTGAAGAGACTTAACAGCCGTAGATTGTCCCGACAAGACAGCACTGTCCATAACCGTCTTACCAACTGCACGCGGAAGCTGCTCGCCTTGGATCTTGTTCCAGTATTCTCTTTCGTAGATCTTTGTAGCGTCTTCTTGAGCTAGGTTTTTGACATCTACGTCAGGGAAGGTGTTTTTGGAAATGCCAAACTTCGTTTCCCCTCCATACTTTTTCGGGTAATCAACAAGCTGGTCCGTCTCGTGTTTGTAGACGTGCTGAAGCGCCTCTACAAACTTAGGCTTCTCGAACGGGTTTCGCTTTTTCTTCTCTTCAGCCACTACTTTACTCTTTTCTCCACTGCTCGGGCAAAATGAGCCCGCCTTCAGTGTCCGTCAGAGGGCGAACAATCCGACTCTTATTGCCTTGCCCACTAAAGCTAGTGATGATGTCCTTCGTGGGATTGGTGGCGTTGATCCTTCCGCTCGACATATTGTCCATAGCGCGTGTGAGGAGCCACCTGTTCTCTTCCATGACCGCATTGTTCAATTCTTGGACATCCGCCTTCTCAGACTCCTTGATCGTGTCTACGCCCTGACGAAGCATCTCGAAATACTTTTTCATTCCGTATTTCGTAATGATGCTAGTCTGAAGATGTAGGCGACGAGCAAGGTGAGAAAGGTAGGCGGGTGAGGAGGATAGAACCGGGGCAACGTGACTCCACCCATGCTGATGCAGCTCCCAGATGTGCCAGAGATTTTCAACGATGGGAGCATTATCCGGTCGCCGGAGTACCCAGCCCCAAACCTCTCTGCTGTGTTCTTCATGAATGTGGAAGCGAGGGTCTTCAGCCGCGCCCATATACTCATTCATAACGGGATCTGTCTCAGTACGGTAGTCGTGCCAGACAAGATGCAGCCGGTTATCAATGCTTCTTAGGTCATCAAAGAACCCACCACATAGGTCTACACCCGGCCTAAATTGCCGGAAGTACACGTTCGAACGCGGACGAAAAGTCCTCGGGAGCTTATAGCTCATTTTCTATCCTCCTCCCCTTAAGTTAGACTATGACCAGACGCTATCGCCAAACACTAGAACTACGTGGGCAATTGCACCAGCAGGGTCACGTAGCGTGACGGTCTTGCCGCTTACAGTAGCCGAACAATTCTGGGTCGTGGAGCCTGCATCTGCCGCCGGGAACATACATGCAAACGACGGTGAAGCGAGCTTACTTACAACAGTATCATCATTGGATGCTGTTGCGAGATAGATTACTTCCATCTTGAACGGGCCTAGAGCAACGATAAAACTCTTATCGCCTTTAACCGGGGTTAGTGCTGACATCTAATTTCTCCTTGTATTTCTTTTGCTTTTCTTCTCTGCACCTGTCACAAAACTTGGGTCTCTTGCCCTGTAGCCGTTTAAGGTAGAGCTGAGTTCCGCAAGTGTCACATCGGGTCCAGAGGACTCTGTTATCTCTCATATACCTGAAATAGTTCGGGGGATTCCGGAGAATCCCCCGAACACCTTATTAAGTTGTAACTCTAGCTTATGCTAGTGATTCAACGTCGCGGGCGCCATCCCCTACTGCGAAGAAGGTTAGCACGGGGTTATCTCCAGCAGCAGCCTGGGTGGCAGCAGTTTTAAAGACGACAACTTCATTTGCAGTTGACTGCCAAATAACCGAAGCTTCTACGGCGGTGACTTCCGCACCAGTGAGTTGCTTAATTGTAAAGCTAACATGGTCGATCGTAGTTAGACCCAGATCGTTCGGAGACACGGGCTCTCCACCAACCGTATACGGAGCCATTGTGATAATGCCCCATGTCTGCGTCTTGCCCTGCTTCGGACTGCCTGAAGTATTGAAGCCCGGACCCGGAAGATACGAGCGCCCTAGAATCTGTACTGTTTTTGCCATTATGTTTTCCTTTTCTTTAGGAGCCGCGTTCCAAGTAGATTGCGGTCTTTCCTATTGTTTATTTTATGATGCAGGCATTCTCCGCCCTATTAAATTATCTCAATTTATTCAACAAAAAAGAACCCCAAGACGATGCCCTGGGGTTCTTTAGATGCCTATCTGACGATAGGACTTGGAGAGCCGATGGTTATTCCGATTGGTTACGGAGCACTTTGAGGAGTGACTTACTGGATTTAAAATCATAATACCGACTGGTTACGGAGCACTTCCTCAAGTGACTAACTGATTATAATGTGACTCTCTCTACTATTCTGCGCCGTAGTTAATCATTCCGCCATGATACGAGACAACAATAATATCTTGTCCAACCGTACCATTATCAATGTTAAGCACATTTGCTTTTGCGCCACCACCGAGATAGAAACCTAGGGCCTTTCTCGTTGCCTGCGTACCACCCATCGGTACCGCATCTCGGGCCGGAGCCGGTAGAACAAGATGATCGCTAGTAGCTGTTGCAATGCGAACACGAGTAATACCAATCTGCTCGCCAGTCTTAAGGTCAACGAAAGTTTGACCTAGGGGTAGAATCTTAGCCATATTAGGGATTCTCCTTTCTTAGAGATTTAGAGGGCGAGCATGAAGCTAGCTTCTCTTCCTATTTAATTATCTCTCTTCTCTTATTTATGTGCAAGTACCGACGCACGGAAATGCGGTCTTTCTGCCTCTTCTAAGGTTTTAAACTTTTTTGAATCCCTGAATCCTTTATGGTACCCATCTTCAAACCCTTGGGCATACTCTTCAGAGGGAACAAAGATGTGCTTGTGAAGTATAGACGTTTTGATTCGGCTGATGGTGCTAGCATCTACTTGAAAATGCTGAGCTATTCGCTTGTTGGGGGTTCCTACTTTTAGGAGTTTCTTTATTGTGAAAACATCTTCGTCATTGAGTTTTTTCATAAAGCTCAAAAAAAGGCACTCTCTTAACGATTGCCTTGGTAAAGTTTTTGGGGTTATCTTTTACATCTTGAAGTACCCATTCTACGTTATTTTTATAATCATAAATGCTAACTTTTGAGGTGCGGGTTATAACCACGGTAAATCTACTTGTTCTATAAATAACATTATCTTGTCTTGAATTAAATAGGTCTGACAAGATTGATTTCTTTAAGGAATCTCGCATGACTTTTGCCCAATGTTGCAAACGGGCATCACTAAAGTTTCCCGCTGGCATCTGAACACTCATGCTATACTTCTTTATGTTTATCTTACTTGACATTGGTGTCTGATATCTTTGCTGCAAAGAGGTGAAAGTCCATGTTCATCTTAAGGACAAACTCTTCGACCTTATCGATACAGGCCATTGCATCTTTATGGCACTCAATCAAAAACTCGTCTGTGGATTGAGGGACTGCTCCTGTTCTGGGATTTCCAGATGATATGAACCGATTTACCATATAATCCGTGGGGTACTTTTCTCGGGCGATTTCGAGTTCCGCACATACCCCCAAGTGCTTCCAAGGCTGATGATCGGGAAATTCAAAATAGACATCAATCGCCAAATCGTATAGCTCGTCGTCTAGCTGGAAGTAATACTTACAGCCTTTGTATTCAAACTTTTTACTCGTCAGCGGGGGTTTCGGCAAGGATATCCTCCTCTAGTATTATCGCCTTTCCTCGTAAAAATAGCAAGTGAAAACCCCCGGAAAGTTGCCTTTCCGGGGGCTTACGTTCGCTAACCTATGCTGTCCGCCTAGAAGGTGGGCTGGCTTAGGCCGGTGATCTTCGCAGTCTGGTTGATGTACCGGGCTACGTTTTCGCCGTAATACTTGAGCAGGGTCGTGAATGCGTCCTGGCCCGGGAGCCATGCCATATTCACGCGCTCGTCAATCGAGAGCGGGCGAACAACGCCGCGCTCGATAGCGCCGAGGTTTAGGAAGTAAACCACGGCCGGATCGGCTGCCCAGCTTAGGAGCCACGGGCGACCTTCGAAGGTCGTCAGCTCTTGCTGAGCCCCTAGGTCTAGACGCATGTCATTGAAGCGCCGGAAGCCTAGGGAGATCTCGGTGTAACGATCGAACTGTTCGTAGTTGCTTAGCATTACGAACTGATCGACGTTACCGACTGCCGTCTGAACCAAGAGGCGGCGTCTGATGCGGCGGAGTAGAGACTCATCGAGAGCCGTACTGCCCGCTGCAATTACCGAGGACTGAAGAACCGGGAAACTGGTTCGGCTTAGGTTATAGATCGTTCCAGTGCTACTCACAATAGCCGGAAGACCTAGTGCAGTTACGTCCGCGGGTGCAGAGACTTCACTCTGCTCCCCTGCCTTGTAAATGCCGTGTGAGGCGTTTACCGTGATGGCGCTAGAGACCGTAATCGTCGCCCCTGCGATGTCGCGGGCCAGGATTGTCACCGGACCTGCGGCACGAAGGCCAGTCGTGTTATCTAGGAAAACCACAACTTGCTGTTCACGGAAGGGACGGGCGTCAGTTACCGTAATTACAGTATCCGCAGTTTCCGTCGCGTTTACGTCCGCGAGCTTACCAGTACCATCGCTGCGAAGGAAAGTAACTTCCATATCGGCACCCGCACGGGTTACCGCCATAGAAATTGCATCCGTTACAGCGGACGCGAAGGCATCTTCGCCACCGCGCCGAGAAACGGCCTCCGCTAGACCCGAGAACGTTACTACTCTGTAGTATTTCTTGGGCCGAACGCGGGCCTGCTTGATGCGCTCATTACCAGACGCCGGAAGAGTATTATCATCCGGAGCCCGCCAGCCACCACCCGACTCATTACCGTCGATACGAACGGGGAAGAACGCGCCATCGCCCGAGGGGACGAAGCGGTTATTCTCACGAAGCCGGGAGTAGATGGGAGCAGATAGTTGCTGCATCTGTGCGATAAAATCTACGATATATCGCCGGAGCAGCATGTCGCCGAGAGTTGCAAATGTATTCATGCTCCATTACTCCATTAGTTAGTTGTTAAACTCCCGGCCCTTATCCCTTAAGCTTTGACTCGTCTTGCAGCTTCGTTTCCGGCGCGTAAAGCATCCGCCATCGCCCGCGCAAAATCATCATCTGATGTTTCCGGCTTGAATGACTTTACCTTACCTGTTTCGGTCTTTTCAACCGCGTACTTGCCCCAGTCCGTGTTCTGCAATTTTTCCAGTCTCTCTTCGGGAGTAGGTTCCGGGTTTCTTACTTGACCCTTAGCCTGTAGCTCCTCTTGGAGCCGCTGAGCAACCATTCCTTCGGGCTCGCCATAGATGTCATTTAGAACATATTCAAATGCTTTCGGCAGTTCGACTTCCAGAGTCTTCTGCCAGTCACCTGATTGTTCAATTGCTTCCCAGTCTACTGCTTCCGCTAGATAGTGCGCAATTCTGCGTCTATCATTATCGGAATACTCGTCAGGAAGCTGACCTAGTAGCGTCGCTGCGTATGAGTCTGCTTTTGCGACAATCATATCAGCTCTCTGATCCATGATTGCATCCTCAAGCTTTGCCGTTGTGGCCTTGAGGATCTGTCGCGTTTCGTCCGCGCCTTCTTTCTCAGTCTTCTCGCCTGTTTCCAGATCTTCTTCGATCCCCGCCAGACGCCTATCTAGTTTTTCTAGAAGGGGTGCCCATTGCGGATCTCCGGAGCGATGAAGTTCGCGGATCTTCTCAATATACCCAGCCGCTTCTTCTTTAGCTTGGATAACTGAAGTAAGATTAGCAAGTGCTGATGCTCGGTTTTCAAGTTCTAGATTCTTCGCGTCTAGCGCCTCTTCCAGAACGTGGAGCCGATCATTTTGCTCCTTGAATCTTTGGTAAGGAATCGGACCCGGAGCCTTGTGGGCACCCTTGTCGCCTGTACCTGTCTCAGTTGCCTTCGAGGATTGCTCAGTTTCGCCGTGGGACGTAGTGTCCGGCTCTGCGTTTAGGGCATCCTCTAGTCCTTCACGCGCAGTATTTTCGTCCATATCGAACCTCCTAATTTTACACCCTTGGAGTTAAACGGGTGAGTTTGTGTGGCCGGATAATACTTTCTAGGTAGGAACGTTTTACCCAACTGGCTAACCAGGGAGATTATCCTATCGTTCCTATTTAATTATCTCACTTAGAATGAAACAAAACAAATTCAAGTAAATGTTTATGACAAAAGAAAACCCCCCAGATCGTAACCTGGGGGGGACCGATGAGCTTTCGCCCATCGGCGATGAAGAAAACCCCCGGGGAGCGTAGGGGGAGGAACTACACTTCTACCCGGGGGTACCCCGCCGCGGCGCGGGGATCAACTGCTACGAATGTAGCGTGGCGCGCTGCGCGGCGAGGAATGCAGCCAAAGCTGCTTCATCTTCCGGCGTGGGGTCTCGTCTTTCAGCTACTACAGCACGGAGCCTTTCAAGAAGGTCTTGAAAAACCGGGTCACTGTCATTCTTTAGCTTAGCGATGATAATCGCCATAATAGCGTCTAGAGCATATGTAATTAGAATTTCCATTTAATTACCCCCTACCTTAATAAGCCCACGAGAGATCAACTGGGCACGAAGCTCATTAACAAAAAGGACAAAAAGATCCATCTTTGTTGATGCCTCTGAAACATTTCCAGCTACCAATAGGTCGGTAACATCCTTTTCTACAGCTTGAACTTTTAGATCTGTATCCTGAAAGATCTTCACTACCTTCGGGTCAGCAGTCGGACTGGCCTTATACTGATTAGCAACTACCAAAAGGTTTGAATATTCTACACGAGCCTGAAAATACTTGCCCTTAACAGTGGGGGCTACCCCAATGCTACTTGTAGCACAGGCAATTGCAAACATTGCAATAAGTGCAGCTACACTTGTTCTAGTCTTTTTGTTTAACATTAGTTCCTCCTTTAAAGGTTCTATTAAATTATCTTACTTTCTATGTAAGACTGTGAAAATTTGTCTAAAACTACTTGAACCACTTCTTGACGAATATGCCGATTGTCTTCTTCATATGGAGAGCCGTTCTGCCATTCTTTGATTATTTCATAAGCAGGCCAATAATAAACATCTGAATAGTTTATTCGCATAAGTTCATCGACTGCCACTCGCAAGATTGCTTTTGATACTGTATTTGCCGTTACACATGATACAGGTCTAAACGTTGCAACTAAAGGTACTGGGGAAAGGGTAAAAATAATCTTTGCAGTAGTGTTATTCGCTTTAATAGTTTGTACGACATGTTGTAAATTTTCTAAGTTCTCACTAACCGTAGAGACTCGAAACTCGTGAATCTCGGGATTAAACTGCTCCTTGGGGATACCCCTCCAAAATACTTCCTTAGTTACCTTATTAGACCAAACCTCAGAAAGTCCGAGAGTGAGAATAAAAACATCTGTCTTATCAAAAATTGCTCTAGTTTCTATTCGGTTGTCTTCTGTAGGTTCAACCCTTTCTGTTTTAGAATACCACAAAGATTCCTCAAAATTGCAATTGTTCCACGCCCAATCAAATTGCTGCCTAATCGCAAATGTAGTATTGATTCCTTCTCCAAAATGAATAATGGGTAATGCTTTTGACTTTACAACAAATCGTTGTGTCTTATCCCTCAAATACTTACGGATATGCTGAGCAAAACAACTTCCAAAAGCCGTAACATAAGACGAGGCTGCAATTATCGGTGAAACCGGAGTCCACCCTTTAAGGATATATTTATTTATTGCATCCTCTTCTTTTAAGTTTACGAGGCTAGGAATAAAATTACAACTATCACCTCTAAACCAATCCATTCCAAGAATTCTAGACTTGTCCTCTCCTAGTTTATAACTATAAGCAGCGTTGTTATCTAACATGTCTAATTCTTTTTTACTAAAAGACTTATCCATTATTATGCCTCCCAAAGATCTTTTCTATTTTTAACTGCCTCTACAACGCTCCCATATTCAAGAACAGTTGCTATTCTCAATAATTTTAAACCTCTTTGCCACCAGTGATCCATGACGGTTCGGTCCATAGGCAATGTCTTATATCTTCGTGCTTCTGCTAACCACTGACCCGGAGGGATGGTTTGTCCGACTCCTTCTACAGTTAGACCAAAACTATATGCTACTTTAGTGAGTTTTTCGCTTTCGGCCCCCCACGGAGTCGCCCAAACTTTAGGAGCATAGCCAAGTGTTTTTTCAAACCAGTCTACGGACTTAAAAAGATGTTGAGCAATTTCAGTTTCATTTAGTTTGCCATAATCTATATGAGTCCATCCGTGAAGTTCAGGAAACATCTTACCTTCTTTAGTTTTTTCAATTATAAGATCTACGGAGGCAGGATAGTCCTGAATATCTTTTACAAGTATAGTTGGAACATGATGAATCAAAGGACTTTGTTCGAGCCATCTTACTACTTGGGCAAATTTTTCATCTGGATTATGTCCTTTTGAATGAACAAGAACATCATCAATTCTAATTCTAAGTTGATTCATGCCTCGCCCTTTTTAGCTAAAACTTTAATTGTACCGTTTCCTAATTCTATTTTTATAGCTGTATAATTTGTTCTAGTTAGATAAAATCTCATAATTTTAGGAGTAAAGCAAATTAATCTCTTTTTATTTTTTAGTGGACCCAATTCAGTATCTTGATAAAATTCATCATCAGCATTTCTACAAATTATAGCTAATGTTCCTTTAGGTTTTAATATCCTATTCCATTCTCGAAGAGCAATTATCGGAGAAGGAAGACCATCTAGATAGTTAGATACAATATAATCACACGTATTATTATCTAAATGAGGTAAGTTTATGGCACTCTCACATACTAAACCTTCAAATGTTCCTAAAACAAATGCTGCATCAACACCATAAGCTCCTCCGATCGGAAAGTCTCCACAACAAATATTAAGACCATTACCTTCTCTAGTAAATTGTTCCATCCAATTCCAATCATCAAAAGAAGGGCTTGTAGGAAGATTTTCAAATTCCTCTTTTAATCTTCGTGCTCTTTTTAAGAATTTATATGTTATTGTATCTATAACAGAGATATAACTAAATTCTTTTTCTAATTTGTCATTCATATGTTTTCTCCCTTTTCCTTATAATAACCAGCCCAGGATGAAATAAGATTGAAAAAATCTCTTTTTGTCTTTGGCTAGCATCCGTTCTACTGTTTACGTTACACCACCACATGCCCTTTCTATTGTTAGGGTTTGGATCATGTCTACCGTAAAAGTTTAAATCATCAATAATGTCTTTAGCATATACGATAAAATTATCAGTAATTTTTGTTCCCGCCCATTTTTCATGATAACTACAATTTACATCTTCAACAATATAATACCCATTTGGCTTAACATGCGGCCATAATGTCTCAAACGTAAGAATTTGATGAGGCCCTTCATGGGAGCCGTCATCAATTACTAGATCAAAAGGGCCATCTAACTTAGCGCCATCTTTCAACTGCTGCTTATTACTTTGGTCTACTTGTCGAGGAAACACTCTTTCTATATTTCTAATAGTATTTAAATATTTATTCCTAATATCCCACCCATAAATGTTTGCCTTAGGAAAGTATTCTCGCCAAACTCGTATAGACGGGCCTTCACACACCCCAACTTCTAATAAATTAATTTCATTTAATCTAAAAGGTTCAAAAAGTACAGAATAAATTTCAACATAATTGTGTTCTATTGAACTTTTATCACACTTATATTTTATAGCAAGTTCATCTAACATTTAAAATACCTCCTCATTATCTGCAACCCAATTTTTAACAATACTAAGCCCCTCGTAGATACTAACTTTAGGAGCCCAACCTAAAGCCTTAAGCGGTCTCGTATCGGAGGTGTATGCCTTCTGGTCACATGGCCTCCAATCATGATAGCTAACTTCCGGCTTTCTCCCATACATATCAGATAAGATATCAAGGCTTTGGTTAATGGACAGAGTATTCTCAGGCCCTCCTCCGAGATTGAAGACACCATGTTCAACATTAGAATTAAGGTATGTCTCATATGCTCTTACCGCGTCTCCTACATAGAGCATGTCTCGGACCTGCTTGCCATCTCCAAAAACCTTAAGAGGAAGATTTTTCTGCATTGCAATAACAAACCATGTCGCCCAGCCTTGCTCTTCAAACCCGAACTGGTTAGGCCCATAGATACAGCTCATACGGAATACCCCACTCTTTACACCGTAGGTGTGGAAATATTCCTGGCAAAGAAGATCTGCGGAATACTTGCTCCAGCCATATGGGGTGCGTGAAGCAGGAAGAAGCTGTGCTGTGGGAGGGAAACCGTTGGCGTCCCACCCATAATTCCTGAACTTCCATCGATCGATTGAAGGGTCGAAAACAAATTCAGAATCCTGAATAGGATAAACCTTGTTCGTAGAAGCGAAGACTACTTTAGCTCCTGTTCTTCGGGCAAGTTCTAGGACATTGAATGTTCCCATTAGGTTTACTTCAAAGTCGCGGCGCGGATTTGCAATAGAGGTAGGCACTCCACACTGTCCTGCCATGTGAATGATAGCATCATAGTGATTTAAATATGCAAAAGACTCTTCCTTACTTACATCGTCTAGATAGACTTTAATGCCCATGTCTGTTAAGATCTTATGGTTAAAGGTCCGGCGCAGCAAGTTAGACGTAGTATGTCCCAGCAGAGCAGATCTCTCTAGATTGTCCATGACTTCAACATCACACCCGAGATTGTAAAAGTGTTTTGCCGCGTTGAACCCAATTAACCCACAACCTCCCGTAACAAGAACTTTCATGTTATACTCCCTTATCTATATCTTTGAACTCTACATATTGTTTAATATCTTCATAAGTAGTTCTGTCTAATTCCCACAATCTATCCGAACGAGGTGAATCTAAATAAGTATTATTTCTAGCTAAATTTGTATTTAGCCCGATTAAGTCTAACCACCATCCTCTATTTGGAGTGTGTATCACATTTATTAATTCAGTGTTATTTTCAGTTAATCCTAGTTTAGCATGGCATCTATGGAAGGCTGTTTTACAACCTAGACTTGTAGCATTAAAAGGTTCTGAGTATATTACATGACAAGATTTCCAATCACTGTACTTAATGTACTCATGTTTAGTTTTCATGTAGCAATATCCATGTCTAAATGAAATCCATTCTTCTTTATTTCTAAATTGATGATATGTTTCTTCAATAAAATCTCTAGATAAAAGGTCGTCTGTGTCCAACCTAGTTGTAATTAGCCATTTACAATTAGGATAATTCTTTTTTACATATTCAAACACATGCAGTCTTAAAGGCCCTGCCATTGGGCACTCTGGGCCACCGTCTCCCCAAGGAAAATCCACATGCTGTAATTTGACAAAATCATTTTCCTTTTCTGATGTTTTAAGATCTTCAATAACTGAACCTATAGCTGGAAATGATGGGTCTATGTATAATAGATAATCAAAATTTTGATTAGTCTGTGCTTGCAAAGAAGGAAGATTATAATCTAAATAATAGTGTCTTCTTTCTTCTAAGAACTTAGCCCAATCTTTATCTTTCCAGTTCTCATATAGGTTCACTCTAAAGATATGATTTTTTAAAGCAAATCTGCTTAAAATTAAATAGACAATTTCAGAGTCTTTATGCAAGATCAAACTCCTCTTTAATCTTTTCCAAGGAAGTTTTTAATTGGTCGAGTAACTGAAATCTCTTTGTTCGATAAGCCCATTCTTTTCGTTTTTTTATGTTAGTATTTTCTGCTACTCTATCGGCCCACCATCTTTCACTTGTATCATCTATAATAGTAAACCGATTGTCTCCCTTGCCCTGATAGCCGAGGACATTGTGCATCCGATGGTACACCGTCTTTAATTGAGGCCCGAACGGCTCACAGTATACTAAATGAGCATTATTTATATCATCATCAACAACAAAACTATCTTTACTGAAGTAGTACCCGTTCTTTAATATGATCCAGCCTTCTTTGCCGGCCTTGTTAATGCTCCAAATCTTCTCCACGTATTTCCTAGCGACAATATCGTCGCCATCTAGTCGGGCCGTTACCAACCATCTACATTTTGGGTACTTTTTTTCAATATATTGATGGGTAAAATTAGCAACATTAACATGAAAATTCGCTTGACTAAAAGGAACACCGTCTCCCCATTCAAAGTTTACATATTGCAAATCGAAGCTTCCTGTCTTTGCTTCTTTTTCTACTTCTTCTTTAACTAAGTTATAATGAGGAAACGTCGGGTCTATTAGAACTACTAACTTAAAATCTTTTGAAGATTGTCCTTTTATAGACAATAAGCAATCTTTCTTAAAGAAGTTCCACTTTTCGACTACCCACCCCTTTGTTATTGGAGCATAATGAGTATGCGTCCTATTGTGCAGGAATAATCTCATGATTATAAGGAATACATTTTCATCCATTATTTTTTACCTCTTCTTATATGGATCACACAACTCCCCATTGTTTGTTAGGATTCCAAGCATCCCAAACTATTAAAGGTCTTTTAAGTTTAGCAGAAACTCTTAGAGCTAATTTATAATCTAATCCTCTATTTAAATCATCTACTATTATTGGAACATCTGTATCAAAAAGACTTAGATATTTATAAAATCCAGATCTTCCTATTCTATCTGGAGGCCCATCAACTATGATACACTTATATCCTTTAGGAATACTAGATATAGCATCTTTGTCATACCACGAACATTGAGGCTCAAATCCTTTAACTGGTTTATGCTCTGTTATAGGAGCATATACATAGTTAATCCCGTCATACTTATTTAACCAGTCTAAAGAATGCTCAACAGAGTACATAGTGTACCCGTTATCATGTAAAATTTTTGAACCCTCTCCACTTCCTAGCTCTAAAATTGTACTTCCGGATGGAATATTTTCACATATCCATAATACCATCGTATCGCTTATTCTTACAGGATTCGTTTCCATTCAAACCTCAAAATAGGGCCATTTTTATACGTTCCATTGTTAACTAATTTACCTTTATTCATCATTCGTTTATAGTTATCAATTGTTGTATCTTTAGGGTTTTTAGGAACAACCTCACCCTGCTGTGTGCGACAAACAAACCTTTTATACCAACGGATATATCCGTGGTCCATTTCTTTTCTTTTCAGGCCCATTTTAGGAAAAACAAAATTATGGATAAAGATATCTTCCCAACCCCATGCTCCAGAAAAATCCTCGTCATATAAACCAGACTCTAACATTGCGTCCTTGTGGATGAAAAAACTATTACAATGAGGGTGCCTCATTCTTTCAGGTTTATGCTGACTAGGAAACCAAAGTCTAGGCCAATATGTCGTATCTTTACTCGGGTTTTCTTTAAAGAACCCATCAAAAGTAATATCTAAAACGCTCATATCAAAATCTAAAGGAAATAACCATTCTCCAGTTGCCTGAGTAATACCTAAATTTCTAGCTCCTGTAACATTCCATTTAATATCTTCCAATACTTGGAAGACTTTAATGTCTAATCCTTTAGCTTCTTTAAATAGGGATAAGTTAATCTTATCAGGAGAACCATCATCAACTATGATTATTTCTGTATTTCTCTTATTTTCTGGGCTCCAAGAATTCCAGTTGTTGATGTGCTCCGGTATAGCTTCATTATGATTATAAAAAGGATGGACGACACTTATCTTCATTATTTGTTCCTTGTTAGTTCATATTCAAATGCTGAAGATAGTTGACGACGAACCGCTTCAGGTGTATTATCACATATTTCTTCGATTAATTCAAGTGCAGTTTTAGGGGGAGCACTAAATGTTCGGCATGCTGATAAGGTCTCATAGCTGTTTGTTGAAATAATTTCAGTTAGTGTTTTATCAAATTCTCTTTTGAGTAAATCTCTATATTCACAACAATGACGTGAATTTTTATCCCATAATGCTATGAGTGCAGAGTTAGGGCTGTCTTTTACGCTCTCTTCTCTTTTCTTATTTTCAAACCAAGAAAGTTTGTTTATCTCCACAATAAGGCGGTCTATAATATCAGCTAAAGTATTATAATTAGGAATCCTTTTCATACTTTCCTCCCACGAATCAGCAAAACTGGTTCTTGTTTGTAATGCGAACTTACCATATCTTCTTTGTTTATAATACGAGTAAGATCATTAAACCCAGCACTTGCTAAATATTTAATTAAAGTTATGTGGTCAAAACCAAAATGATGCGCCATCCCTCTTCGTTCAGTTTTACCATAAATAGAAGTTCTCCATTTATGTATTAAATCTTGATTCTCTGTATGATAAGCTTCATGCAAAAGAGTTATAATCTCTTCAAAATCTGGAACTTCAATATAAACCGGACATTCGAGTTTAATGACTCTAACAATCTCTTTTAACATCACAGGAAACTTGTCTCTTGTTAAATGCTCCAATACGTGAATAGAATGAATTTCATCAAATGAGCTATCCTTAAAAGGAAGGTAGAACCCTGATCCTATGACATTAACCCCTTTACTTTTAAAGAGATCTAAATTAACCCATTCTTTTTCTCTGTATCGACCGTTTGCACAACTACTTCCAATATTAAGTTTCATTACTTTAGACCCAAAAACTTATATGCCCCTAAGTCCACAATTCCTCCTCCTTACCAATTATCACCTTTTTATTTGAGTCCGAGGAACTTAGCTACCGTAAGTAACTTTTGCGTAAACCATCCGAATGTCCCGCTCGTGGTATGGCTTGCAAGAATCTCGTCCCACGTCGCACCAGACACAGAGCTAGTATTGATATCAATTCGTGACCCCCGAACTAAGTAATCTGCATCTAAAATGTATACAGCATCATCAGCAGTCCTTTCTCCTATTCCAAACAAATACTGAATTGGACCGGGAAAAGTATTTGCCTCATTAGATAAGAATCCGCCCTGCATTACAACTCCAATAAGCACTCTTGCATTAGCATTGCGAATATTAAAGTTTCCTGCTGTCATTGCAACGAACTGCGTAGGACTGATTGTTGGAGAATTGAAGTCAATGATAGTACCCGTAAGATCTAGGAAGTTAGCACGCAATCCACGGAATAGGCCCCCATTAGCTATCTTAATTGTCCCAGAAAATCCACAATCAGTAAATACACCATCTATGCCAGTCGTAGTTCCAGATGTTGTTCCAATTAGGCTTTCTGATGCAGAAATCGTTCCGGTAAGGTCTCCTCTAATTCCAATGCGTTCAAAGGAAGAATCCGAAACCGAAGCTCCAGATGTTATGGTAACAATATCTTGCCTAGGTTCTTCTCCTGCAAATCTCCAATTTGTATGAGTTGTCGTAACGGTAATCGCTCCGTTAATATGGTAGTCCCTCAATCCCAGATAAACAGCAATTGCATAGGCATCAGAAACGTTATCTACAGGAACGCCGGGTGTCCCAACAGGAAATGAGAATACCCCAGGGGTAGGAAGAGCCACTCCCGCACCTGTAGTATCGATATGAACCGCTGATTCATAACGAGAAATAGCTATTTGATCGGGATGACCGCCAAGAACAATCTTGCCATCTTGTACTTGTCCGGTGAGGGTATCCGTCATGATATAATGGTACTCAGTTAGAACAGTCGGCTGTGTAGTGATGTTGGCCGTGCTCCACTTATAGGTTGATCGAATTCCAATAGTAGAAGCGGTCATCTCAGTACAGTTTGGGGTATTAAGTATCTCAAGTGCAGCCGTCTCGATATTAATCAAAATGATTTGAATCTGAGAAGGGGTACGACCCGCAGTAAATTTTCCAAGAAGATTTGTCGTTTCTCCCATCGCTTTAGTAGCGTATCTCATGTGGACAACTCTCCTTCATAATCTGTTCGAAGGATATCTACCGGAAAGTCAAAGTCAATTTTTGCAGAGTGCATAGAGAAATAAGAGTCCATACGTCTATAGCCTGCACCTTCTACAACGACTCTATGTGAATAGTCAAAGAAAAATTGTGTAGCGCCATCGGAAGTCGAGAATGACCTAATTAGATCAAGCCCAGATCCAACAAGGATCGCGCCGGGATCTGTGGGAGGAATTCGTCCTGTAGCATCTGTTGTAAATGGCGAGCCCGTTAGTGGAGTTTCAACTAAAGTAAGTTCATCAACGGAATACACTGAAATTTTCAGATTTTGAATAGGGATAGGAACTCCCGATCCTCGTTCTACAAAGCGAGGAGCCCAAGTGTATGAAACATACCCAAGCCCAGTGTCCGCGCCAATATCAAAAAGATCAGAAGCACGATAAGGGAAACGGGGATTCAAAACTGTTAGAGTTCCGTTCAAAACTCCAAAATACGGAAGCGGAAGATCCTCAGCTCCTAGGAATCCTTGGATGTATCCCACAACCCCTCCTGTAACATACCCGATAGCAGGAGGAGATGTACTGGAAGAAGTAAAAAGAGCATTATCATACCCTGCCGGAGAGGTGCCAAGAATACGAATGCCCGCGGATGTAGGACGGTTAATGTTACTTTCAACAACTCCTGTAAACACCGCTCCAGTCACAGGAGAACTACCACCTGGGGCTACTAAAGACATTCCGTCAACCAAACTCGCAATCATACTCCCTTGATTACCAGATGCTAGTGTTTGCTGTCCAGTTGCTTGGATTGATGACATAGCAGACAAATATAAAGAGCAAGACAGCCCATCCGCAGGGCCAGGGGCTTGCGCGACGCAAGATGGAGACCACCCAAACCAGAATGATCCAAAATCTGCTCCATATCTGTCTGATCCTGCACGTCCAAGACGAATCAAATCTCCGGGGGAATTACCAGTTCCATAGTTAATAAAACATTGAGCCGCATCTGCTCGATCAGCAACGACTACTTCACGCTCTGAAACCCAGTTCGAAGCGACATTTGTTGTGTGCGCTATATTGATAGTTCTAAGCCCCGATGTTGTAATTAAGGTTAGTCTATTTCCCAAACTTCGAATAGTAACATAATCTGAACCTACTGAAGAATCTGGGCCTTTTGCATTGGTTTGTAAACCAAGCCAAGAGGGTGTTGCTTCATCGGTTATGGTACAGAGATAAGAACCACCCTTTACTTCACATGTGCCCGCACCTGTTCTTTTCTTAAGTTTTGTCTTTCCTTTAGAAGCTCCAGCTACTCGAATTTGTCTCTCAGAAATTACCTCTTCAACTCTATACAGTCCTGATAGATAAAATCCTGCACCTAGAACGAATGCAGTGTCTCCTCTCCGCACACTATTTGTTTGGAATGTAGCAGGAGTAGTGCCACTACAATCAATAATACTTCCACCATAAAAATTGGTAATTGTTCTAGCCGCTTGTAATGTAGTTGATTCGCTGTTATACCAGAGACAAACTCCATTAGCATTCAAACCTTCAGTTTTAAGTCCACCTTCGGCAATCTTAAAAATTCGAGTTCCAGTAGTTATTGAAGCCACAGTAAAGATGCCGTTATTTGCCGGTTGAACTTTTCCAGAAACCTTTATTACATCTCCAACTTCAAAAATTCCTCCTCCGGAAAAGTTAGCGGATACTGTAATGGTATCCGGAGCAGTCATCTGCGGGCCAAGAGTTGCCCCTGATTTTGATTGGAAGCCTCCGGTACCATCTCTAACTTCAATCTCGTAACTCATAGATTAGCAATCTCTTCCGAGATGGACTCCGCTAATTGCATATATCTAGTTTTTTGACTATTAAGAGATACTACACCAAGATCAAATATAACCAAAGTGTCTGTCTTAATTTGAGATGGAGGAAAGGTAGAATTAATAGTAGATCTGGCAACTACTGAACTAGTGAGTTGACGAGTTATTGTTGTTAAAATTGCATTAACATTGTTTAAATCAGTAGTTAATCTGTCTAGCTTAAATGGGCCATTTATAAAGACAGCGCGAATGTCTCTAACTACTCGTAAACGTTGCGCTTCCGTTGAGCCCTGAAATGCAGCACGGACTGCTTCAAAAGTCGCAATCTTAATTACCATTCGCGTAATAAGTTCCGAATATAGAAGGGCAGAAACAGCATTGATATCTGCTGTTAGATATCCTAGAGATTTAGCATATGTGACAAAACCGGCTGAAGTCCCATCTATCGGGTGTGCGGCAAGATAGACCCAAACTTGATCGTATACCTCTAATAGAGCAGACATAAGGTTGATTCTCTCCCAGCACGAACGCTAGAGGTAGGTTAATGACAATCTGTTATCCCAGATCTTATCATAGTTATTGTTTCCACTCGCCCACTTAATGACCAAATCCGGGTTTGTGCTAGACTCGTCCATCCGTTTAATTCTCCAAACCGCAGCAGACGTAGCAGATCCGGGAGGTGCTTCTCCAATATAAGTGTAAGTACTTACTTCATCTAGTTGTAGGGCTTGCGGTGCGGCCATAGCTGCATCCTCCAATCCTTTTAAGTAATCTCCGAAACCTGTTCCATTAGAGGGTGCATAAGGAAACGTAGATCTAAAGTTAGGGTCGTTTCTCGGCCACCCATTTAGGCGATCAACCTGCTCATCTGAAAGTGTAAATGCAGCCATTTAAGCTCCTTTATTAAGGAGTCCGCTTAAGTTGATATTTACCACAACTCCACCATTACCCTCTTCTTCGCCATCATCACAACAAGGAGGATCTTCCTTTGAAATCAATAGGCTATGTGCGACTCTAGCTTCTTTATCTAGAAGTTTCTTGAGATCCTTATCAGCATCTCGATAATGATTTTCAAAATAACCTTTGCTATAGACGTTATCCATCGCATCGCGCACCTTCATAATCGGCTTGATCCGTCGGGTAAACTTGTTGAAAAACCTTGCAGCAAGAGTAGCCGCCATTGACGGAGGTGCTTCTCCGTCGCCTCCAAACGGAACAGGAGTGTGCGTAGGAAACAGTGTATCCGAAAGATGAACCTTGTTTTCCTGCGTAGGTGACCTATCTAGTAGTGCCATAGTTACCTTCCTGCTCCTGAAACTACTTGCTCTCTCGTGCGCCCAGTCATTTTAGCGGTCGCCGTAACCGAGGGGCTGGATGCGAGGTTTCCTGTTTGGCCTTCTGCTTTGCGCTGCTCCAGGGCAATGTTAGCTGCAAAAGGAAGTCCAATTGGCCCCATTTGCTGAACCGCTTGCCGAAGCCTGGGGGCAATCATATCCGACCCTGTACCAATTCCCAAGCGTTCGGACATGTCGCCGAGCATGCCCTTCTTCTTCTTGGGCGTCGATTCAGAGCTTTCGGCTGTTGACACAGTTACTTTCCACCCATCTTTGCATTAGCGGCAGCATTTCTATCTGCCCAATACTTAGAGATCTTCGCTCTATCAGCAGCGGTCTTTGCCATCCTCTCTGCGGCCGTCGGTCCTACATACTTAGCCGGAGGCGGATGTTGAGCGGGAGTTAAGGTCTTGCCTTCGGGACCAATAGGCTTTTCGGTGCTAGGGGTTCCAACAATAATCCTCATCGGAGATTTCTTGCCAAGCGGTCCACCGGCTACTTTTTCTCTTAGTGTTGCCATAATTAGTTTCCTTTATGATTCATACTTTCCGCCACGTAGCGGAGGTTTCGACTTGTTAAGTTGCCCGAGAAGGCTTGAACTAAAATCCTCTGCCCCGGCGGCCCCCCCTTTAGGGTAAAGTTCCGGGTTACGTTGTCCACTTTTCCATCCAAGCTTTCGCTTTCTTTTGTCCAGCTCACCAGCGGCACTGCCCGAGGCAGTCTGTCTGGTTCGATCAAATCGGCCAAGACCCGCATCAACTTCTTGGCCCATTTCAGATTTCACCGAAGCAATGTCTTCGGTGCCTAGAGAGGGCTTATAAGGACTTTTAGCAAAATCCATTGCTGATTTCATGGGGATGCCCTCTTCTCCCATTGTGGGGGGCAGGCCCATCGAAACTCGGCCTAATTCGCTCTTACCGGATAATCCTGCTTTTGACATTTCAACTAGATCAGAAGCCGACTTCATTCTTTTTTCTTTAGAAGACTCGCGGGCTAACAAGGCAGAACTTGCGGCTTCAACCCCTGATATGCCCAGCGCCGTTCCCAGCTTTTTAGCTTTTTGGCGAGTAGTCATGGGGGCCTTCGCTGCTTCCACTAAAAGTCTCCTAATAATAGTCCTATTAAATTATCACTATTCTGAATTGTTTAATTAAGGTAAAGGCCAATCGAAATAAAAGATAGGCTTCTTCTGCTTTTCAAACTCTTCTATTTCGATTTTAATGCCCTGAGAATTCTCCCAACCCGGCATCCTTAGTACGATTAGCCCCGCTGCCAAGTGCATGAAAGGCTTATCCAAAGGAATCCAAATAGCATGATCTCTAGGGTCAATATCTCCATGAATAGCAATAGGGTGAGTGTGTGCGATTGGACAAAAGATGGTAATCCCCATTCCAATAAACCATGCCGCCGCTCTAGCAGCATCTTCAAAGGCAACATGAATTCCTTGGGGGTGTTGAGAATAGACAGTAGCGAGGTACATGTACCCACTACCACACGCCTTCTTAACTTGGTACAGACTCATTTCCTCCTCCTTACATCCCGAATGGGGTATAGTTCGTCGAAAAACCTAGGTTTCTTAAACGTTCTAACATAATCCTAGCGGCGGGAGGATTCCACGAGTGGATCACAATACGACATTTATTATGGAGGAGTGATTTGGTAACTAGGAGATTTTTTTCAAGGTATCTTATTACTTCCATCCCACTCTCAGGGCTTTTGAAGTTCTGCTCTCCAACACCCAGATCGTGGTCAAGGAACATCAGCGTTAGGCGATCATGATAATCCCTAATCGTAATGATGGCTTCTTCTGCTGACTTGCACCAGATCGTTCTGCTTTGTTCCGCACTATTCAATTTTTCACAGAACTTAGCGGCCCTCTCCGCAGCATCGTCCAGAAACAAAATCATGCCCTCGTTAGATGAACTTATAGACGGTCCCATACCCTAACGGCCTCCCTAGTGCCCTCGCTCTTGATTTGAAATTCGGTTGCTGAAATATCGTGCCTGTTTTCGACTGTCCAGTCGCAAGGCCCGCTAGCATCGTTGTAGCAACAGTCGCGCTTTGATTGCCTATATGAGAAATACGCGGCCCCTGAAGCTGTTCTTGGTGCATCTGGGGAGTGGCCCGTATTAGACTCCCGGCAGTCGATCTGGCTCTAGACTCTTTGTCTTCTCCCTCATACCTAGCAGGTGTTCCTCGAATTGTCTTGGGCCGCCCTTGGAAAGCCCACGGGTGAATAGCGGGGCGACGGCCCCATCCTACAGACGCCTTCGAGCGGGAACCTGCATCTTGCGTACTAAGGGCTTCATTTACCGCATTTAGATTAAAGGGGTTATCTTTAAACTTCTCGCGCAACGCCTGCTCCTTATTGAGCTTAAGAGCGGCTGCTGTTTTGTTTGCGGTAGGATTATTGCTTCCGACGTTCATACCCTATTATCACCTTTTCTTAGAAAAATGGCAACTACTACTCCTGTGACACGTCGTAGAGGTTCTTAATGGCGTCCCCAGCAGCCAGGGCTAGCCCTAGATACCGGCTTTTACGAGCAATGGACCTGACGACCCCTCTCCTGTTTAAAAGCTTTCCTAGGAGACCAGGGGTGCTGGAAGCATTGGCAATACGAGTATTTAGACCACTCAAAATTCTACCTGTTTGCTTGCGTTTAGACAACAGTTCTGCGGCTGCTGAGGGCTCTGCACCTCTCCTTGCCGTAGCAAGTCTTTCAGCCAACGGGAGCCTTGTTGCTTCTTTGTGAATCCGCATAGACTCACCAACCGGAGCTTTTGTCTTTGCCGCAGCCTCTTCACGAGTTAGATATTCGCCTGTTTTGGTGTCCGAGAAGCCGGTTTGCTCATTAAACTCTCCAGCGTCCCCACCCTTCTTAGGCTTGAAATATTCATCTATTAGTGCATCTACTTTATCAAACTTCTTTGTGCTAATGCCTCTCGCCTTAGCCTCACGCTGAATAACGTCGTAGTGGGTCTCTCCGGGGAGCCCTCTAGTTACCTTGCCTTCTATACTACGAATTGCAGGAATAACAGGATGAGACTGTATGAGCTTACTAAGTGCTTTACTTCGAGACTTGCTAGGAGCCTGACTAGCAATGAGCTTTGCAGGTACAAGGTTCCTTACGTTGGACTTTTCGACACCCTTAACAAACTCTTCACGCGCCGCAACTCTTTGTTTTTTGTAGTCCGGTGCTGCCATTAGACTGACCACCTTTTATCAGGTCTATCACCAAGTCGATAGGCTGTTTTCTTAATACGCGCACGCACCCGGCCCTGTTGCCGGTTAAGCATCTTCCCCTCGTCGGGCTTGATACTCTTGAGCATTCCCATTGCATCTGCCTTGTTGCCAGATTTCCGGTTTTTGAGGATTGCCCAGGCGTCGCCTATTGTGTACTTCATTTCTTCCATGCCTTCTTTTCGTCACGCCAAGTCGGAGGACTAGAGTTTACTCCTGCCTTGTATCTCTGTGAGAACCAGTCAGCGTCCTGCGGCTTGTCAAAGGAGATAAACTCCTTGTTTTTGATAGCATACTTTTGGGCTTCTCGGGGCTTAAGCCACTGCATTCCACCCGTGGGGGTGTGTACAATGTTGGGGTACACGATCTTCTTGCCCCCAGGCCCTTCACCCCAACCCATTTGATGGGATGCGTACTCACCCTTCTTAAGTCCGTGTTCTCTACCTTGAGGAGAATCTGCTTGGATCGAAGGCCAAGAACTCGGAGCCAATAGCCTCTTGACAAAGTTTTTGTCTTTGTTAGCCTCAAGGATCTTGAGAGATTCGGCCGAGTCGGGTTGGGCAGACGGTGCGCGGAGGAAGCCCTCCATGACGCCATCCACATGTTCCTTCTCATCGGGGTGCATCTTTTGCTTGCGTATTTTCTCTCTAACGCTTGCCATTACATCCCTCTGAAAGCTGCTTTTGTAGGAGAAGGTCCGCTACTTTCTTAGCTTCGTCTGCTCTCCATGTTGCCCAATCTACCTTAACAAGTAATTGAGATATAGCAATCTTCTCTGTTTCAAGAGACGCAATCTCGCTTGCTTGCACGTTCACAGTGTTTTCCAGTTGATTAACGTGCTCAGATAAACGAGTATATCCCACAATAGCACTTACAGCTAAAGCCCCTATAGGAAGGATTTGAGACGCCCACGAAGGTATTGACATTACTTACCTTTTCCTGGCTGCTGCGGAGGAGGCTGTCCCGGCACCTGTCCGCCTTGGGCCTGTACCTCTTGAGCCTGCATTTGCATCTGCTGCATCTGTCTAAACTCAATCATCATCTTGTACTTGTCCATCAATGCGTGGATCATCTGCTGTGAGTCGGGGCGCATATCCCACCAACTGTCCTTCTTGGTTTCCTGTGTCAACAGTTCGAAGGCAACAAACGGATCATCCTCAGGCTGCGGGATTACGCGAGTAAAGTCGCCTGCCTTGATCCAAGTAATCATTCGGCGAACTCTTTCCACATCAAGACCCTGAGGTTGTAGCGAGTATTCAATGCCCAAACGGTCTAGAACTGCCTGTTGCAGCCCAAACGGTAGTTGCATTAGATTGCCTGCATACTGCAAGAATTCAATCGTCTTTGCTTCCCGAGCTTCCTTAGATAGAAGCGCCATTGAAGCCGTATCGATTCGAACTCCTACGTTATCGCTAAGATCCTCACCAGAGAACTGGTGGATCGTCAAAGAACTCATCTTCTCACGAGCCAAAATCTTGATCCGCTCTAGATAGCGCGGGTCAATACGAACATTTCGGATAACTTCTTGAAGAAGTGCAGAGCCTTCTCTTTCCAGAGATTCATCCCACGCCTGTAGACACGCGGAGCGTGATGATAGTGCTTGCTTACGCAACATGTCCAAAGCCGCTGCCGAGTTAACACCTTGAGGGCGTTCGCCTCGTAGAACCTGCTCCGTACCAGCGATGAACTCCATTTCCTGAAGCTGCTGCTCTCTCTCGCGAAGCGCAGCTTCGGGATACGCCGGGGGGTGAATAACCTCCGGAGCCATGCCAGCCGTCTGTCTCGGGTCATATTCCCAGATTAGTCCCGGCTTCCCAGACCACAAATCCTTCTGCGGATGTGAGCCTTTAGGTGCAATCCAGGCGCTCATCGGAATAGTACGCCGCCACATAATCATAGTCGTATCGATGGCATTTACGCGCTTTAGCTTAGGAAGGAGTTTAGAAACGAGGCTCCTGCCCCAGATAGAACCGGGCATCGGTTCCCAGCGGTACCTAACGTAAGGGTGCCAACGGTTGGGCCAACGCGGATCGTATGCGCGTGCGCCTCTGTCCATCGGTGAATCATAAAGAAGCTGGTTTCCTGCTGTAATGACTGTCCTACCCTTCGGCCAACGGTCACTCGGCTTGCGATCAAAAATTCGGACTACACAGTATCCGTCCCACTGTTCCGGAGAGCCAATATACAAAGACTGACCAGGGCCTTCAACCAAGGTAGTCAGGCGCTCCCACCACCAAAGCGGAAGACGTGTTACGTTTTCTGAGAATACCTTATCCAGATTTTCAAGGAACCACCCATTACTCTTCTTGAAAACGTTCTTTCGACGCTTGGCAGCAATCTCATACTTCGATTTCAAGCTATCAATCGGAGTGTAATATTCCCGCATGACCCAATCGATATCTTCCCAGTAGTGAGTATTGGGAACGTGAATCTCAAAGGGCGAGACGATTCTAGCGGAGACATCCCCATATTCAACCTGATCCTGCATCTTAGGCTCGCCTTTAGAATCCATCGACTGAACCTGACGAGCGACGGGCACTTTGATCGGAGCCCCTGAAACCGGATCTCTTACAAAGCTGTAAGGAGAAGTTTCTGTCTGCGGAACGCTCATGTGCCGAGGAACTGAATCATCCCAAGCGATCTCCTTGAACGCGGTTCCACAATAGAGCATAAGGCGACAGATCTCTCTATTCTTCTCCGGCATATCCAAAGCTTCCCATAGATACTCTAGAGTTAGCTCAGACAGGTCGGCTGCCTTCTGATCGTTAAGACTATCGCTCTTTGCGGACACCCTAGGCATGGGTTTGTTCTCCGTAAAGAGAGCAATGTTGGTTTCAATGTATCTGCCTAGAAGATCGTTTACGGGACGCGGAACGTTATCAAGGGTATCTTGAACAACGGAAGCCTCAGACGAGTTACTATTGTAGTTGATGCGGCTAGAAAGAATATCGTCAATATATTGACGCCCAGCCCCAAACAAGATATTTTCAATCCACTGGATTGTGGCCGCCCACCGAGACGATGAACGGTTTGTGTCTACGAAATCCCCATATTCATTGATTGCCGTGGCAACCCGAGGATCGCCATGCGGGATTAAATCGATTCTACCTAGGTGCCCTTTGCGCCAAGTATTCGGCGACTTACCGTCATCGGAGGGCGTCTGCGGGGGTTGCTTTGCCATAAGTGCTAGCTCTCCGAGTTATTAGGGTGCAAGGGCTCTGACTCTAGTACAGCTTCCGAAGGAGGATTTTGTCTTTGTAGAAAGGACTCAAATTCCTCAAATGAGTTGAAGGTAGGTGCCTCAATAGCCTCTAACCACTTCCTCTTAACTTCATACTCCAGCTCGCGCTTACGGTTTTCTTCTGGCGATACCTCTTTGAAGTTCGCCAAGGCTGCTTCATCAGCCTTCATTTCTCGATAAGCGTCCGGAGACTTAGAGGCCATGACAGCCTCCAAAAGCGACTTATTCTGTTTTTCCAACCTATCAATATGCTCTTTTAGCATTTCAATCTGCATCTTATACGGCTCTACCATCAGCTCAAGGTCGGTTTTCCCCCCGAAAATACCCATTACTCGTCATCCTTCCAAGTCTCTGAATCCGAGGTAAAGTCGCCACCATCAACGAGCGGATCATAGTCGTCTTTGACGAGGTTATAACCAGACTCATTGTTTACGCCCAGCCTACCGCCCGACCGACGGACTTCCTTTAGCTCAGCTTCAAGCTTCATCCGAATTTTATCATTAGACACGACCTTCTCAAAGAATGTGTAAAGACCTTGACGAGCAGACTCGTAGTCCTGCTCAGCATCGTCCTTATACTTTTGCCAACGTCGAATTGTCGAATTAGCCTCAGCCGAATAGTCTTCTTTGCCGTCTTTAGCCATTTTTCTCTCCCTCTCCTTTTAAATAATACAGTCCTATTAAATTATCACTATTTTAGAATGTTTAGTTTAATCTAAACTTTTATCCAACCGGATACCCTATCGTCCCAGCCGCGACTCCTTGTGTCATTGTGGTCGTAATTATAGGTACAGAAAATGTTCTGCCCGCACCATTAGCAACATTCCCAGCTAAACTAATAATAACTTCAGAACCTAAACTATTTACACTAAAAAATTCCGGAGCCTGAATAGCCATATTAAATTACTCCCATAATGTGGTCATACCCCATAGTGATGGGGTTACTGTATCAACACCAGTGCCTAAACCTCTACCAAAACTCATATATGTACGAGATGCCCCTCCAAGAATTGTAGCAGAAAATGTTGAAAAATCTGAAATTTCAGAGATCAAAACTCCCCCTATTCCAAGAAGAGGCATCATAGCAGGAAAATGCCCCCAACCTAAATACATCTGAGGAACTGTAGCAATCGACGTAGCTGTTTCACCATGAGGAACAAAAACAGGAGGAACTGTAGCAACGAGATTATAAGCATGAGCTGCCGTATACCCTACAGTCTGGATTCCGACTACAGTAGTTACAATGGATGTTCCACAATGATAAGTTATATGTATGCCTTCACCATTAAAAACTCCAGTACTGTTTGATGTTCTTTGAATAATAAAACCCATATATCCAAGTCCTGCGGAAGCAACCCCATACCATCCAACAAAGGAAATAAACCCTTCGGCTACACAGAGGTATGAAGTATAGTTAATGGTATCACTTACTAACGCACCATTCCCACAAGAAGTATGAATAGCTGTAACTACACCTGTCAAAGTTCCAGCCCCATTCGTACTAGTACCTGTAGTTACTCTAAACCAAGGTCTAGTAGCATTGGGGCCAGTGCCATAATCTAGCCTAATATAGAGAGGAGCAGTTCCAGAAAGAGAGTCATTTAAAAACCATATTTCATACCCAATTGATGTAGAAAGAGTTGCACTATAGGCTACTGTAGCCCAATCAATTTGACCAGTATCAGCCGTCTGTTGAATTGTGCCAATAGCAGCAAGCTTATCATGAATTAGTGAACCCCACGCTCGAAATGATGCGGTATCAGCGTGTTTTAGGGGGGCGGACCAAGTAGCTGTAGCCATAATATCTTCCTTATGTTTTTTCTAAAGTTAAAGTACAAGTTACTAACGTGAAGGTATCGGATGAAAAAAGATTAAAAGTAATAACAGAATTAGCAGGAACAGCTTTACTCCATCCAACTAAAGCCTGAGAGCTATATTTGATACCACTAGTAATAGTTGGAGGATCAGATGCCACAATCTTATCCGCTACGGTAGGCGGAAAATTATTATATGAATCTACCCAGATATCCACAAAGCAGTTTCCCGGTCCTCCTTCAGTAAGAATTTGTACACCAGTAATAGTCATTGCTTCAGGGACATAAGCATGTATTAATCCAGCAGCAGTAGCAGACACAGGACTTCCTACCCAAGTAGCACCTTTTTGTATCTTAGGATTAGATATAATAGCTTCTTTAAAGTTTAATACAGGATTACCACTAGAATCCGGAGTTAGATAAAAAGAAGATCTATTAAAGTGAATGTTATCATCAGTAAATAGTTTAACCCCATCTGTAAATACGATAGCTGCTGAAGACCCAGGAGGCCCAGGAGGCCCTGTAGCACCAGTAGCACCTTTAAAGTTTACTATAGGATTACCACTTGACTTAGCCGGAGTTAAATAGAAAGAATCTCTATTAAAATGAAGGCTATCATCAGTAAATAGTTTAACCCCATCTGTAAAAGTAACGCTGCTGATACCTGTGCTGCTAGTATTTAATGAGTTAACTACAGGCTGACCAGAAGATCCTCTACTTAGATAAAAGCCTGCATCACTAAAGCTAAGACGAGTAATATTTAGGTATTCGTTAACTGCATCATCTGTAGCTAAAGGAGAGCCAGTCCCACTAGATGCTGAACTTAACAAATTAACAATAGGATAACCATGCGAATCAGACGTAATATAAAAGTTAGTCCGATCGAAAATTAAGGTATCTGATTGGATATCTGGAGTATTATTAGTGGTTGTTACTCTTATACTTGATGGAATATAGAAATTAGTGATAGAAAGATCTTCACCCATAGCCAGCGCAGTTTGCCAGAAAGGCTCCTGTTCTGTGCCTGTATTAGCTTGAAGTTTCCATTGATTATCTGTATCTGAAATTGTTCTAAAGCGGTTATGCTTAGTTCTATCTCCGTACTCCCAACCGCGAAGTCTACTCTCTTTGGGTCCATCCGGATCTTTATCATAGGTAGCTGAGTAACGAACAATGGGGTGAAGAGCCTCTGTGTCTTGACGGATTTCTCCTAACTGGGCAGAAAACCGTTTACCAAAAAGAGGCCACGGCGCGTAAAATCCATAATGTGAATCGCTGTCATGCGCCATTATGCTTGCTCACCACCAGGGTACCAACCCCCTGACGTTACATAAAACCCATCAATCCACCCTGCGACTGCTGTAGGAAGACCAAGTATCCATCCTCCAACTGACGCATAGAACCCATCAAGCCAGCCTTGTGAGAGAGGGGGATAAAACTCTCCAACCCAGTTACCCGGAGCAGGGTAGAAGCCGTAATCGCGAAGCCACCCTCCCAAGACAGCATAAAACCCATCAAGCCAACCACCTGTAACCGCATAAAATCCACTAATCCAACTACCAGAGTCAGCATAAAAGCTGTGATCTTGTACCCAATCTGTATTGAAGTTGACGCTTTGAATCTGCCAGTGTATTTGACCATGCTGGATTAATGTCGGTAAAAGAGAAAGATTCTCAGGATAAATATTCAGGTCTTCAACAGCAGCCGTCTCTTCATGAATAGTTACTTCTGATTTCGGAACCTGCCAGGCATTGTGGTTCCGAGGAGTGCTTTCACTCGTCCACGACAGTTTTTAACTTCCTGCGTGACTATGAAAAACAGTGCATGTTGCTCCCACAGGAGTTGTTACTTGAAGCCCTGCATCTGCAATCCAAATTTGGGGCATAAAAAACGAATTTCTTGCTGGTACAGCGATAGTAAACAAGACTGTAGAAGTACCTGCCTGTTCAAACGTAAAAGTAATGTTTGTACCACCAGCGTTTTCACATAAAATTCCGTGAACAACGATGGCTCTTCCAACCGTAGTACCACCCACAGTCTCAGGTGCAATTATTACGTCTGTTTGACCGGCTATTACCCGGGTTGTTCTAGAAGCGAGACCTATCTGCATTTTACTCTCCTAATTTTTCTAAGTGTTATACTCCAGACTGGCTGCGGCACACAGTAACATGTCCACCGTTTGGTGCTGTAACTACCAAACCTTTATCAGCAAGCCAGTCTACTGGCATATTAAAAAATCTTCCGGCTCCA